GCTATCCGCCGCGACGGCTTGCAGCGGCCGAAAGACGAGTCATCGAGAAACGTCAGTCCGCCGCGCATGACGCACGGTGATAACGAGGCGCGCCCCGGGCGGCCGGACGCCAGCCGGGGCGCTGTTCGAGACGAGGAGCAGTCTTGTGAGCGACGACCTGTTCGGCGACATGTTCGAGTCGTCTGGCGGCCCGGCGACAGCCACCGCCGAGAAGCGGGACGAACAACCGGCGCATGAGCCACAACCCGTCCAGGAGAATCTGTCAGGTACGGTGGTATTTGATTGCGAGACCGGCCCGGCAGAATCCGGCGTGCTGACGGACATGTTCGAGTTCGACGAATCCAAGGTCAAAGGGGTGGAACCGGTCGGCCAGCCGTTCGACGCGTCTTGCGTCAAGACGGGCAACATGAAGGACGAGGCCAAGATCAAGCAGAAAATCGAGCAGAAACGCACGGAGCACGAGAAGGCGGTCGCGGAGGCGACTGCCCGACTGGCAGAGGCCCGCGAGCAGGCGTGGCTGGCGTTCGTGGAACGGGCCCCGCTCTCGCCGTTGACCGGCCGCGTGCTGGCCATCGGGTATCTGTCGAGCGGAAAGACCGATCTGGACTGGGCCAGTCAAAGCGACAATGGCCAAGGTGAAGAGGCGCTGCTCCGGCGCTGGTGGGGCCGATTCAACTACCACAGAGAACGGCAACAGCAGATGATCGGCCACAACATCTACGGTTTCGACCTGCCGTTCCTGGTCCGCCGGTCGTGGCTGTTGGGCATCGCGATCCCGCCGGAGGCGTTCAACTTCAGTGGCGGCCGCTGGTCGTGGAACCGCCTGTTCGTAGACACGATGGCCGCGTGGGCCTGCGGCGTCTACGGCGAGCGGGCGAAGCTGGACCGGCTGGCGCAGTACTTCGACACGCAGCGAAAGTTCGGCAACGGCGCCAACTTCGCCCGGCTCTTTTGGGGAACGCCGGAGGAGCGCACACAGGCTTTTGACTACCTCGGGAACGATCTTGAGGTCACACGCCAGGTGGCGGCCAAGATGGGGGTGCTCTGATGGCTGGCTCGATCGAGTCGATCAAGCTCGAACTGAGCGGCGACGCAGCGGCAGCCTTGCAGAGGCTCGCCCAACGGCTGGAAATGTCGCCAGTGGCGACCGTCTATCACTCGCTCAATGTGCTGAACCGGGCTGTCTTCCCGCCGCTGGTCAGGGCGGCGAGTGCCGATCCGCCGCCGAGAAAACCGTCCGCCAAGCCGGAGCCGGCCGAGGTGAGCGAAGTCCTGTCCGCTGCGGAGGAGATCCAGGAACTGGCGGATGACATTCCACCCGGAGGAGAGGAGTTTGCCCTTAGCGTGAGCGAAAAAGCGGCGGACATCGTCGCCACCATCGAGAGAACGGGCTATGCGACAGCCGGCCAGCTTGAGGCCCTGGAAAACATGCTGGACGGGCTCCAGCGGTGGTTTCACGACTGATCCAGTAACCCTAATGGGAGCAAACGACGATGACAACCTTTTCTGCTCCGGTCAAGACGGTGGCCCTGCCCACGGTCTACGACCGGGCCAAGGACTCGGGCGAGTTCTTGAAGGAACTCGCCCGGATGATCCATTCCAGCGGCATGTTCGGCTGCGACACGCCGAGCCAAGGCTACGTGCTGGCCCTGGAGTGCGCCGCCCGGAAAATGCCACCGTTGGCACTGGCTGAACGGTACCACCTGATCAAGGGCAAGCTCTCGATGAAGGCCGACGCCATGCTGGCGGACTTCGCCTCGCAGACCGGCGGCTCGCACGAGATTCTCGAGCGCTCGCCGGAACGGGCGGCGATTAAGCTGACGAAGAGTCGCAAGAGCCACGTTTTCGAGTTGACGTGGGCCGACGCGGCGAAGGAACCGTTCGTCTACGAGGGGCGCGAATCGGATTTGGTGGGACTGCTGGCAACTGGCAAAACGGACCGACTGAAGGTCAAGCCGAAGTACGCCACGCCGCGGTCGCGGATGCAGATGCTCTGGGCCCGCGTGGTCAGTGACGGCGTGCGGGCCGTCGCGCCGGAGGTCGTGGCGGGGCACTACACGCCGGAAGAGACGGCCGACTACATCGAGGCCGACATCGTCCCCGCCGAAGAGGCAAAAACGACCGAGGCCACACCGCCTGCGGCAAAACCGGCCAGGCCGGACGACGGCACGGTGGCCAGCGAGGCGGAGGCCCAGGCGATGGGCAAGACCACGCGGCTGATGACGGACGAAGAGTTGCCGAAGCACGTACCGCCGCCCGAACCGGCGTCCCCACCGGCCAACGGCAAGGCCACGGTCAACCAGGTCACCAAGGTCAAACACCTGGTCACGACGCTGGGCGTCAATCGCGAAAAGCTGTCTGCGATGCTGGCCCGGGCCGGTGCCGCAAAGGTCTCGGACCTGTCCGAGGCCTACTGCAACGGTCTGATCGAGGTGCTCGAGCGCGAGCAGGCGAAGCGGGAGGGAAACTGACGCGGCGGCCGTGGCTCGATTCGCGGGCCTGGCCGCCGCAATTTGTCCCGTTGGTGCGGCGGTACGACAGTGAGGAGGTCTATTTCACAGGGCTGGAAGCGATCGGCTACCCGCCCACTTGGTCTCACACGAGTTACGAATTCAGGGCCGTGGAAGCGGCCCTGCAACAGACAGGGAGCACAAAACCATGACGTACGAGTATGACCTAGACGGGTTCGACCCTAACAAGCTCGACGGACCAGACCGGCCCGAGCCGGGCGAGTATCTGTTCGAGGTAATCGAGGTCCAGCCTGAAGACCCGAAGAGCGGCGCTCTGTGGGCCGATTGTGAGGTCTGTTCCGGCACGACGCCGGGCCAAGAGGGCAAGATTCATCGGGAGTATTTTGCGCTCTCGCCGACGGCGTTGGGACGGTTGATGCAATTTGCCGTTGCACTGGGAATGACCAGCGCCGAAGAATTGAAGCGGCTCAAGGATACGGAAAAGCAATGGAGCACCGACTGGAGCCCGGCCATCGGCCGGCTGTTTTGCGGCAAGCTGGTGCCCGAGGAGTACCAGGGCAAGACGCGGAACAAGTTGAACTTCAACATCTGGGCCATTGATTCGCCGAAGGCCAAGGGCATCCCGCTTAACGAGGCCAAGCTGGCCGAGTTCCGCCGTCGGCTGGCAATGGATCGCGGCACCGACAATCCGTTTGGCGAGCCCGGCGGCGGCGTGGCCACGGATGAAGGCCCGGCAGCCGACAAGCAGCCGCCGCCAGACACGCCGCCCTTCGATGCCGGCGATTCGCCGTTCGGCGACGGCGGCGACGATCTGTTCTGATTCAAAGAACTGCTCCCGGCAAGCCGATCGGCGGGGAAAGAGGAGCCCCTGGGCACGAAGCCGCCGGTCGGCTGCCTTTTCCCGTAAGCTGCAAGGAGGTGTTGCGATGCGTTTTCTGGCCCGCATTTACGCCTGGTGGGATCGGCTGGTCTGCCGGTTGATGTCGGCTGCCGGACTGCTGAAGGCGGCAGAAACGACGGCCGACGCCCCGCCGGATAGCGACGACGATCAAGGGCCGCGACTGGTGTGGACCGAACACGGTTGGAGGCTGGAGCTATGAGGCGATGCTTAGGCTGCGGGCTGGCGGCGGACGTTGATGAGATCACGGGTCATTGCCTGGAGTGCCTGGAGGCGACCCAAGCGGCCACAAGACGCCGCCGCCCGCATTTCGTGCTGGAGCCGATGTCCGCCGTTGAGGCTGCCGGGCGCAAAGCGGCCGCCGCAGGCGGGAGCGAATCAGACTGTCCCTATCCGCAAGGGCTTCCACGGTACTGGTGGTTCCGCGGCTACTACGAGGCGAAGGCAAAAGGAATCACAGAACACACGGAATACACAGATTGTACAAAATGATGTTCGACCGCAAAAGCTACATGGCCGCGTACTATGCCGAGCACGCGGCGGAAATCAAGGCCAAGAAAGCCGCGTACCGCGCCGCGAAGAATGAAGCAATCGAACGGGCCATCGTGACCGCCAAGCCGTAACCGGCCGCGCAACCAACATCTGCGCCGCCGGGCAGGTCCCGTTTGGAAATCTACGCAGCCCGTGTAGCGGCCGGCGAGTCGGTGTTCCATGACGAAGATGCGGTATTGGTGTAGCAATTATGCATCGCCACAAAGAGCTGATCGGCGTTGAGTACCGACCGATTAATGGATTCCCCGGCTACCGTATTGGAAGTAATGGCAGCGTCTGGACCAACAAGATTCCCGGTTCGCATTACGCCAGGGCCGGCAAGTGGAAACGCCGAAAAACGTTCACTCACAAACACGGTTATCTAATGGTGAATCTGTGTCACAAGGGGAAATACACGATCAGAACGATTCGCTCGCTACTGCTAGAAGCATTTGTTGGGCCGTGTCCAAACGGGATGGTTGCTCGGCACCTAGATGACAATCCCATCAACAATGCTTTAAGCAATCTTTGCTGGGGAACGTGGAAGGAAAACGCACGGGACAAGAGACGCAATGGACATCAAGCTCTTGGAAGCCGACAAAACGGTGCAGTGCTGAGCGAATTCCAAGTGTTGGAAATTCGACGGCGATACAAGTGGTACAAGCCTGGATGCACGATGAAATCACTGGCAGAGGAGTTTGGCGTGCATCAAGTCACGGTGTTTCAGATTGTGCACCGAAAGACGTGGACCCACATTTGAGAAGGCACGATTGTGCATCGGCATGAGGAGGTCTCTGGCGTTTTCGACTGGGAGAAGCACGTCTTCCAAGACGCCGACCCGGAACGGCGGACCGTCATCGGCACGTTGGAAGACGGCACAGTGGTCAAAGGCCGCGCCGCCCGCGGGGCGCTCGAATGCGGCTTGACCTACCGCTTCATGGGACAATGGACTACGCACCCGCGGTTCGGCCGACAATTCCACTTCACGAGTCTCACGATCGCCATGCCCGCCGGCGAGCGGGCTACGGTGAGGTATCTCACCAAGGGCCCGGGCATCGGCTCGGCCCGTGCTCAGCGGATCTGGAACCTCTATCGCGAGCGGTCGCTGGAGGTCATGCGCAGCGATCCGGACCTGGTGGCCGAGGAGGTTGAGGGGCTCACGCCCGAGCGGGCAGAGGCGGCTGCCGAGTACTTCCGCGCACACGAGCGGCTGGAGAGAGTGACGATCGAACTGGAGGGGCTGATCGGCAAGCGGGGCTTCCCGCGTTCGCTGCCCGAAAAACTGATTCGCCAATGGGGCGAAGACGCGCCGCGGATCGTCCGCCAGAATCCGTATCTCGTGATGCAATTCCCCGGCGTGGGGTTCCTGCGGGCCGATGCCTTGTACCTGGAGCTGGGCCACGATCCGGCGGCCGTCGCCAGGCAGGCGTATTGTCTGTGGCACGCGATCGCCTCCACGGGCGAAGGCCACACCTGGTACCGGCTGGAGGACGGCCGGCGGGCGCTGGCGCAATCAATTTCCGGCGCGCAACTGAAGCTCGAAGAGGCGCTGATACTGGCCCGGGAGAACGGCCTGCTGACCGAGCGGGCCGATGCCGCCGGCTGCCGCTGGATTGCCGAGACGGCCAAGGCGTGGGCCGAAACGCGGGCCGCCGAGTACGTCCACCGCGCCGAGCGGGAATCGCTGGCCTCGGTGGCCTGGTGGCCCGATCCGGCGACCTACATGCCTTTGCTCAGCGAGCACCAGCAGGCGGAAGTTACCAAGGCCATGGGCGGCTTCATGGGCGTCCTGGCCGGCTCGCCCGGGACGGGAAAGACCTTTGCCCTGGCACAGATCATCCGCGGAATCGAGCGAATACAGGGCGCTGCCCGCGTGGCCGTCTGCGCGCCGACGGGCAAGGCTGCTGTCCGGGCCACCGAGAGTCTGGCCAAGCAAAGTCTGTCGATCCAGGCCACGACCATCCACCGCCTCTTAGGTGTGGTCCAGGCCGAGGGCCAGGGCACGCGAGCAGAGGGCTGGTGTTTCGAGCATAACGAGGACAATCCGCTGGCGCTCGATTTCCTCTTCGTCGACGAATTTTCGATGTGCGATACCAGTCTCTTTGCCTCGCTCTTGGCGGCCAGGCCCGACGGCTGCCGCGTGCTCTTGGTGGGCGATCCCAACCAGCTCGCCCCGGTCGGCCACGGGGCGCCGCTTCGAGACCTGATCGCCGCCGGGCTGCCCTCCGGGCACCTCCAGAAGATTCGCCGCAACGCCGGGCGGATCGTGCGGAGTTGTGCCGAGATCCGCGATCGGCATCGCATCCGCTTCTCACCCGCGCTCGAGCTGGAGGGCGACGAGCCGGAGAACCTGGTCCTCGTCGAGCAATCGGAGCCGGCCGCGCAGATCGCCGAGCTGGAGGCGTTTTACGCCCGACTCGACGGGAGCCGCTACGATCCGATCTGGGACGTCCAGGTCGTAGTGCCCGTGAACGACAAATCACCGCTGGCCCGCAAGCTGCTCAACAAGCACCTCCAAGGGCTGCTCAATCCGACTGGCGAGACCGTCGGCGGCTGCCCCTTCCGCGAGGGCGATAAGATCGTCTGCTTGAAAAACGGCACGCTGCCCCTGATCGAAGGCGACCAGAACGGCTCGCCGCAGCCGGGTGAAGCCTACGTGGCCAATGGCGAGCAGGCCCGCGTAATGGAGTTGTCCGAACGCTCATTCACTGCCCGGCTGGAGACGCCGGCGCGGCTGGTGCGCGTTCCCCGCGGCCGGCCGCACGAGAGCGAGGACGGCCAGCCGGCCGCCGGCTGCGACTTCGACCTGGCCTACGCGATCAGCGTCCACAAGTCCCAGGGCAGCGAGTGGCCGATCGTCCTCGTGATGCTCGACGGCTACGGCGGCGCCCGGCGGGTGATGACTCGCGAATGGACGTATACGGCAATCTCCCGGGCCAAGGACTACTGTGTCGCCATCGGCCGGCGGAACGTCGCCGATGCCTCCTGCCGCACGAGCGGGCTCTGGCACCGCAAGACGTTCCTGGCCGAGCAGATTGAGGCCGCGCGGCTGCGGCTGTTGAAAGAGGCGTGGAACGAGGACCTGAGCGATGAAGAAGACGACAAAGAAGACGGCCAACCGGACGGCCGGGCCGAGAGTCTTTCCGCACCGGCCAACGGCGCATGAGATCAGGTGTTATGTGATGCGCCGCGACCGGCGAACGCGGATACTGTTCGTCTCGGACGGCATTTCCGGCGGCACGTGCTGGTGCACGTACTGGCGTAAGCCAAACGGCTCGCTGGCCCGGCTGAAGACACCCAGATTGCCGCTGCGATCGACGTGGGCCGGGGCACAAGCGGACCTGGACGAATACGCCTGCAAGCACAAGCTCCGCGAGCATCACGCCAATCAGGAGAACGAGCCGGAATGACCACCATCATGTCCTGGGGCAACTCTGAAGGCACCAGGGGCCGCTGCGACGGCAAATGCCACAACGCCAAGGGCACGAGGTGCACCTGCATGTGCGGCGGGGTGTTCCACGGCACCAAACGCAACGGCACGTTCGACCGGGTCTTCAAGCAACACGCCCAGGAGGTCATCGAAGCGGCCAAACGCCAGGCCGAGGCTCAGGGGTGGGAAGTTGAAGTAAAGGAACTGTTGCCGCTCTTCGATTCTTCGATCGATGAAGACCACGATGAAACCAGCACGGACGCGACTGCTTAAGCCGGCCCCGTTCACGATCCTCGTGGACAACCGCGAGCAGGCCCCCTACCGCTTCGCCGGCGTGGCGACGCTCTTCGGTTACTCTCAGGTCCGCCTGGTGCGGACCTATCTTCCCACCGGCGACTACTCGATCGAGCGTTTCCGGGACCGCTTCGCCGTCGAGCGCAAGAGCCTCGAAGACCTGTATGCCACGCTGGGCCAGGAACGCCGGCGGTTCGAGGCCGAGATCCAGCGGCTCGATCGGATGACGTTCGCGGCGATCGTCGTCGAGGCGGACCTGCGGGACATCTGGCGGCCGGCACTACATCGGCTGAAGTGGAAGAGCTGCCTGCTGCCCAAGAGCGTCGAGGGCACGATCGTGGCCTGGTCGATCCGCTATCCGCGGGTCCACTGGTGGACCGTCGGCTGCCGCCGCGCCGGTGAGGCGAGGATCTTCGGGGCCTGCGAGAAGTTCTGGAAGGAACACGTGCCGCCGCAAACCATCAAACTCCAGAAATGACCGAGAACGACAAATTCGAGTCCTGGGCTGTCGTGGAGGTAATGAGCCACAGCGCGAAATCATGAAGGAGAAGACGATGCCCAGCAAGGCGCCACAGCCCGCGCCGGTGGGAGCGAAGCCGGAGCCGCACGGCCGGGCCGAGAGTCTTTCCGCACCGGCCAACGGCGCATGAGATCAGGTGTTATGTGATGAAGGCACTTACCGTCTCACAACCCTTTGCCTCGCTGATCGCCTCGGGCGAGAAGTGGGTGGAGAATCGCTGCTGGGGCACGCAGTACCGCGGCCCGCTGGCGATCCACGCCGGGAAGGGGCAGTACCTTGAGCGTGACGAGCTGGAGCTGTATCCGACCGGCTCGATCATGGCCACGTGCGAATTAGTGGCTTGCATACCACTCCGTTCGCTCAAGTCGCTGCGCCCGACCTGCCCGATCCAACGCGGCCGCTTCACCGCAGGCCAGGTCCTCAATCATCCGCACACCGAAGGACCTTGGTGCTGGATCCTGGCGAACGTGCACGTACTCGATCCGCCGATTCCGCATCGCGGCGCGCCGGGGCTGTGGGAGTGGAATGGCTGCTGAGTAGTTATTTGCGGGGGACGCAAACATGAAACCTGACCTGTGGATTGACAACATCCGGAATTGGTTTAGGTGGAAGAGTGCAAAAGCGGAAGCGGACGTGTTACGCGAGCGTGGCCGCCAACTTCTGCCGCCAGCAGCACGATGCAGTGGAAATCATGGAGGCGGTCGTGGCCCTGAAGAAGAGCGGTCGGACGAACCGGGAGATCGCCGGCATCTTCGGCAAGAGCGAGGTCTGGGTCTATCAGTACTCCTCCCTGGAGCGGCTGGCGCTGGCCAAACGGCTGGAAGGGCTCTGCGAGAGCCTGCTGATACTGGGTGATGCACTACGGAGGTAAAGGGAAGTCTTATGTGTGCCAAGAATCTCGCCAGCGGGCAGTGTTCCGATCTCGTCCAGTCGATGGACGACTACATTGGCGCGGTCGTACGGCTGCGAGAATTGCTTCCGCTTCGCAACGGAACCGTAATAGCGGCCGGGACGATGCTGCGAGTCACGAGTCACTGGCGAGGGCGATTGACGCTCTCGGACCTGCACGAAGAGAAGATCGTCGTCAGGCATCTTGACCGCCGCTTGGTAGACGTGCTGGCGGTGAAGTTGGCCTAATGCGTCGGCAGCTTTTGTGTGTTCCGCATGTTCCGTGGTTCCCTCACAAAGGAAACCACGGAAGACACGGATTAGACGGAAGGGAAGTCTTATGGATTGGCAAGCAGCGACCCGCGAGATCCTCCAGCGGCTCGACTTGAAGGCCGAGTACGCCGCTCTGGGCGTCGAAATCACCGGCACCAGGCCGACGGCCACGGGCTGGCTGGCGTGCCGCGTCTTTGGGGCTGGTGAAAAGGATCGCAACCCGTCGGCCGGTGTCAACGTCGCCGGCGACGGCCCGGTGCTGGGCCGCTACAAGGAATTCACGGGCGAGGGCCGGAACGTCTCCTTCTTCGAGTTCGCCGCGGCTGCCGCGGGCGGTTTTGGCGACTGGAAGGAGGCCCGCAAGCACTACGCCCGCCAGACCGGAGTGAAACTGCCCCGCGGCGGACAGCCGGAGTCGGCCTCCGACAAGCTGGTATTCCGGGAGGGCCGCCAGCACCAGATCCGCGCGTGGTGCGCCACCAAGCCGCCCATCACCGAGTGGGCGGCGATCGCCGCCGGGGCCCGCATCGCCGGCTGGCCGGCCAGGGACCAGCGCTACACGGTCGTGGCCCTGCCGATCTACGGGCCGCACCTGGCGGACGCCGACCCCACGGGCTGGGTGATCTGGAACAAGACCGGCCGAGGCTTGCCGCTCTTTCAGGGCAAAGGCGTGCCGCCGGTACCCCGCAAGATGCTCACCGTCGGCGGCTCAAGATCTGGCTGGATGGGCCGCTGGGGACTGGACCACTTGGCCAATGCCGAGGTGGTCTGGAAGACCGAGGGCCCGGGCGACATGTTGGCCTTGATGTCTGTCGTTCCCGAATCGCTGCGGCAGCGCCATGTCGTAATCGCCAACGCCGGCGGCTGCCGCGAGAAGCTGCCCGAGGAATTCTGGGATCACCTGGCCGGCAAGATAGTCTACGTGGTCCACGACTGCGACCGGGACGGGCAGGCCGGCGGCATCGAACAGGCTAAACTGGCCGCCCGGGTGGCCCGTGAAGTGCGCTCGATCACGCTCCCGTACCCGATTGCCGACAAGCACGGCAAGGATGTGCGAGACTGGCTGAGCTGAATGGACAAAAATCACACCTACCAGGATCTGCTGGAGTTGGCGGCCGCCTCGCCGGTCACCGAGCTGCCGGCGGCGCCAGAAGCCCCAGAGGCGGCCGCGGGCGCAGACGAAGGCCACGAGGCCGGCCCGTCGATCGAGCCCGACAGGCGGGTCACCGAGGCCCTCGGAATCGACGTTCTGGGCGAGCGGCCGAACGGCGAGATCGTGGTCTTCGCCCAGGGCAAGACCGACGTGATCCCCAAGATCTCGCGGCTCTCGATCCCCGACCTCTATCAGATCGCCGGCCCGGCTATCCGCGGCCGCGTCTTCCTGGGCGAGGAGGCCGCGGCGCCCGACAGCTTCCACCTTCGGCGGGTCACCGAGGCCATCGCCATGCAGGCCGGCCAACAACGGATCTTCGACCAGACGGCCCGTGGCTCGGGCTGCTGGCTGAGCCGCGACCGGCTCGTGCTGGTCGGCAGCCGGGAAGCAGCCGTCTGGGACCTGAAAGCCGAAAAGCTCTCAAGAGTCACCCGCCCCAAAGTAGCGGGCATGCTGCTCGACCTAGACAGCCGGCCCTGGTACACGTTCGAGCGGCTCTCGGCCGACTTGGAGCGGGCGGCCGATGCCGGTTGGCGGCAGACTGCCCTGGATGAATTGGTGGAACTCCTGGCCCTCTGGCGGTGGCAGATCAGGGAGGGCGCCTCGATGCTCTTGGCCGGCCTGGTGCTCGCCTCGTGGGTCCAGACGGTCTGGCGGTGGCGGCCGCATGTGGCCCTGACGGCCGAGTCCACGAGCGGAAAGACGTCCTTCCTCGATCTCCTCAAGGGGATCTACGGTCCACTGGAACTGGCCACCGACCGGCCCAGCGAGGCGGGTCTTCGGCAGAAAATTCGCCACCGGGCTTGCGTGGTGCTGATCGATGAGTTTGAATCGGACCACCACCGCCGCCGGGTCCTGGAGCTCCTGAGGACCAGCGGCACCGGCTCCCGCATCCTGCGGGGCACCCCGGGCCAGGGCGGCATCGAGTTCGGGCTCAGGCACATCTGCTGGATTGCCGCAATCGAGGTGGGCATGGAGCGTCAACCAGACCGGAATCGGTACCTCTCCTTCGAGATGCTCCGGCCCACGGCAGAGGCCCAGCAGGCGTTTCGGATGCCGCCGACGGATGCTTTGGTGGATTTGGGCCAGCGGCTCCTGGCGATCGCCGTGCGGGCCACGGGACCGGCCCTGGCGCTGGCCTCCGAGCTGGGGAGTCACCCTCTGGAGGGTTTCGACGGCCGCACGGTCGAGTCGCTGGCCGTGCCGGCGGCCATGCTGGCGGTGGCCCTGGGCCATGCTGACAGCCCGGCGGCCGCCCGTGAGGTGCTGGAATTCTGCGCCCGCTCGCAGGTCTCCGATCAGTCGCATCAGGAGTCCGACCAGGTGGAGCTGATGCAGACGATCCTGGCCTCCCTGGTCTCGCTGGAGAAGGGCCAGCAGGCCAGCGTCTCGCAACTCCTCTCGCACGCGAGCCTCTACAGCGATGCTCCAGAGGCCCTGGAATGCGTGGGCCTGGCCGTGGCGTCGGATTCCGTCGGACCGCGGCAGTGGGTCAACGCCCCCGAGACGGGGCTCTTCCTGGACGTGCGGACGATCCGCCGCTATCTGCTCTCCGGCACGCGCTGGGCGGAGGGGTCGCAGTCGATCGACACCATCCTGCTCCGATTGCCTACGGCCAGACGCCGCAAGCGGCGACTCACCGGTCGGCTTGTCTGGGGCGTCGAGCTGGACTGGGCGTGGTTCGACGAGCACTTCCTGGGCGACGACGAGGGCGACCAAACGGAGTCCGCCGCCTCTCGATTCTGAATCGCCGCATCTTGGCGACATTTCCGCCGCATTTCGGGCGCATCAAGGCAACATTTGCCCGCAAATTGCCCTCTGCCTCTTCTGCGGGATTTGGTATTCCTTTGCTCCAGAGGGGGTTGGCGACCGCGATTCACAAAGCCTTGCCTTAACCTGCAAATAGAGGGGTTAGGGGATACCAACCCCCTGTCTCTTCAGGGGTCGGCAGCAACTTCGCCGCATTTCCGGCACATTGCTGCTGCATTTCGAGCGCATTTGCGGCACATCTGGGCTGCATTTCGATGACATTTCGAGCGCATTTGGTGCGACGCAACGCGATTGGAACAATGGAACAATCTTGGAACAATCTCTATTATCTTATCCTCTTTCTACAAAAGAAGTTACAAGAGAATGTTCCATTGTTCCAATTGTTCCAGCGTTTACACATACACGCGCGCGCGCGCGCGCAATTAGTACTTAGGCAGACCCTCGATTCGTGCGCCGTATGGCTCTCTGTTCCGTTGGAACATTGGAACAATCTCCCGCGGCTGATGTAGAGCGTGTAGCAGTAAGACCTTACGGCGAAAAAGATCGTTCCGGGCCGTTGAACCATTTGGAACAACCCCCCAAAGGCGGCAGATAGAGTCCAAACGCGAATGGCGTTCGCGAACGTTCGCGAACACCCCCGCAAACAGACTACAGGGTCAGGTTTGGCAATGGCCAGCCACAGACCAGTAATGGCCAGCCACGAGTAGCCGTCGCCGCCGTGCGGCCCCGCAGGGTGGCCATCAGCCGCTTGACGTCTTCCCCGCTCATCGGTCACAACACCGTCAGCACGGGGACGGAATCCCTAAGACGATGACGGGCCGGACCATCAAGGAGCCCGGCATGGACGATCGAGAGCGGCGTGAGTTTCTTCTGGGCCTCATCGAGGGGACCATAGACCAGCACGACCGGTGGGCGGGCAGGACGGACCTCCCCTACGTTACGTCCGGCCTGAACGAGGCCATGGTAGACCTCATCGAGGGCTGGGCTCACGGGAGCATTCCCGGCGACTGCCGGACGCTCCAGGAACTGGTGGCGGCGTTCGGCCGCGAGTGGCACGATTGGCAGGCAGACGCCGACCGGCGGGGCACGGTCATGATTCCACCGGGACAATCCACCTGGAAGGCCTGGGAGGCGGTGGTGGGCGAATACCGCGGCGTGACCGCCCCGCAAAGGCCGCCCGTCGAGTCGGTCAAGCTCCTGCGGGAGCAGAGAGTGGGCGATCCCCAGATCTGCGAGATCTACGGCTGGATCGACGCCCGCGGCACCCCCGAGACCTGGAGGATCGAGGAGGAGCTGGCCGAACCGGGCAAGCACACCACCGGCTGGGTCGATCCGGTCACCCGGCTGCGGGAGGCGGCGGCCACGGAGCAGTCAGCCATCTTCGAGCGCGTCAAACGGCTGCGGGAGCGGAAGGTGGCCAGGATGAGTCTGGAATGCCCGGAGTCGCTGGAGGACCTGGTCCGTCAAAATGTATCATTAGGCCAGATTGCCGAGATGCTCCGTACAACTCCCGAAAAGGTGCTGGCCCAGTGCGAGGTCCTGGGGCTGCCGCGGCCGCCTGAGGGCCCGAGCCTCAACGCCACGCCGGGCCAGTTCGAGCCGGAGCTGCCGGAGCCGATGGCCCGCCAGTTCAAAGCACAGGACGCGGAGCGGAAGCGGCTGGCGGATCAGGAGAAGACCGGGAAGAAGGCGGCCGCAGAAACCCTCTCCGTCGAGCAGCAAATAGTGCAGCTCCACGAGCAGGGGGTCGAGGCGGCCGACATCGCCTCGGAGCTGACCACCAGCGAGCAGAGGGTGAGCCCGCAGAAGGTCCGCGCGGTCATCAAGCGGTACGAAGAGGACCCGGGCGCGGTGGCCATGCCGGCGAGCTGACCCATTGGACGCACAGGCAAGGGGAGGAAGCGAATTGCCTGAAACACCTGGATCAAACGGCGCATCGAAGCGGCCGCAAGGGCGCCCGCCGGGCAAGGAGCGGCCCGTCACGCCGGGCGCCCTCCAGGAAATTGCCGATCTGTGGCTCAAAAACGTGCCCCTGCGCACGATTGCCAAACGGTTCGGCGTGCACCACACGACGATCCTGCACCACCTGGAGCAGACCATTTGTCCCCTCTGGCGCGAGCGGATGCGCTCCCGGCTGGATGAGGACCTGGCCAAGGTGGCGCTGATCGAGCGGACGGCCTGGGAGCGGTTTCACAGTGCCACACCGGGCGAGACCCGGGAGACGATCGAGAAGGCACTCACGGCCACTCCGCGCGGCCAGAAGCGGCTCCGGATCGTCAAGCAGGCCACCGCCCGGGTGACCAGGACGGGCGAGGTGGCTTGGCTCCAGGTGATCCAGTGGTGTCTCGATTTCCGGGCCCGGGTCCACTCCCACTACGCCCCGATCCACCACAAGCACGACATCGGTGGCGAGCTGCGGGTGGCCGGCATGACGCCGGCCGAGACCGACCAGGCGATGCTCCAGCGGCTGATGGAGAAGATCGCCGAGCGTCGCAGGCTCGACGGGCAGCTCGGATCGGGGCTGAATTGATTGCCTCGTCGAGGGCGGCGGCCACGGCGCGGGTCGCAGTCGAGGCGCTGGGGATGATGGTCCGGCGGCGGATGGAGGCGGCCCGGGGCCGGAGGTGCCGCCTTCGGCCGGTGAGCCCGATGGCAGGCCCGGAGATGATGACATACCGTTCTGATGGCAGAGAAGTGGTACGTATGGCGGTGGCGGAAGTGGCTGCCCGAGAGACACGGCCAGCGGTGTGAGGTGCTGGCCCGGGGCCACTTGGGCTCTTGTCTTATTAGGTTTGCCGCAGACGGGTATCTCGTGGTTGCCCCACGCTGGGCGGTTCAGAGGCTGCGTAAGACAGGTTAGTGTACCGAAGGCGTAACTGCGTGCCCTATCCGATTTCCGCACGCTGTCACTACGGCAATCGGCGCAGCCGTCAGCAAGGGCATACCATGCCCGGACTCATTCGGGCTGGCAGCCGACGGCGGAAGAGATGGCCGCGGCGAAGGCGCAACTAGCCACACACGTGGCGGACCCGGACTATACGGTGGTCCAAGCCGTGGCCCTGGCATACGAGCACTCAGCCATCGTGTTCGTTAAGGTGCGGTGTCGTCTGCTGGGCGGTTACGTGCTCCAGGGGTGGCGGGTGAACGTACGGGACGGTCGCGGCAGTCTGACAATGACCACGCCGTTTCCGGATGAGACAGTGCTGGCCGGGCGCAAGGCCATAGTCGATCACCTCAAAGCCATGGCCAACTATGGGGTCGGGAAGCCGAAGAAGAAGCCCGACCTGCGCGGCCGTTTCGTGCACGAAGACCAAGATCCCGTCAAGTTCCATACGGCGGCGGAGTACGCAGCGGCACATCCTGATCGCAAAATCAGATTTCAGCCCGGAGCGATGACGGCCGTCGTGGGCGGTCTGACCGGCAAGGGCACGGTCGCCGCCCGGCTCCCGCGGCCGACGAAACCGGGAGTCCGCTACGCGGTGGTCATCAACGGGATCGAGGGCACGGTCTACGTCTGGCGGAGCGGCTCATGGCGACAGATCGGTCCGGCGATACTGGTCGATCTGAAGTCGTTGCCGCCGGCGGAGGACGAGCAAGGGCCGGCAGCGGCCAAGGTCGAAGACGCCAAGGAGGCCGCCCATGAGTGATCGCTTCGAGCCTCCTGACATTGCCGAGGTGATCGCCTGCGGCCACTGCGGCATGCCGATCACCGTGGACGAGACGACTCTGGGCAGAATGATCGAGTGTCCGGGCTATGGGCGGTACATCCCCGCGGCTTCGGAACGGCGGGACTGGCGGCCGGCCACGACACTGGACGATCTACGGGTCGAGACGGACGCCGGCGAGTCGATCGAGAGGCCAGTATCGACCAGTCGCTTGCGGCGAGCCGGCAGATGGCTGCGGCGGTGGCCACGTTTGAGGGAAACAGAGACGAATCGGGCGGAGGCGACTGAGAGACCACGGAGTACACGGAGCAGACGGAAGCGGTAGGACTTTTTCCGTGTCTTCCGCGTCTTCCGTGTGATTGCGGAAACTGCTAGACGGGCCGACTGTTGCCGCGGTCATGGACGACTGGCCGCGCGAGGGAACGTATCGCGGCGTGGACGCCCTGTCGATGATCCCCGATGAGCTGCGGGACGATGCCGTGGCTGTGCTCGCCTCTGATCCCACGTTTCAAGAGTGGGCTCAGCTCCAGGAGTCTTATTGGGCCAACTTCACCCCACGGCCCGATAAGCCCGAACTGTTCGACCAGCAGGCGAGCTTCTGCCGCAACCGGGATCCCGTGGCGTTTCTCGTCGGTGGAAATGCCTGTTTGGCTGGGGAGTCCCTGATCTATGATCCAATGCAACGTCAGCATCGACGCCTCGATCAGATCGACGGTCCATTTCACGTCCTGAGTAGAAACAACCAAACCGGAGCGACAGAAATTGGGTTGGCAAGTCGTCCCTTTATCAAGGGCCGTGCCCGTCTATACCGCATTAGACTGTCGAACGGTGACTCCTTTGCTGCAACGCTCTTCCATCGGGTTTTAGATTCCCGCGGCAATTGGCGGGAAGTTCGGACGCTTCGCATCGGTGACGCATTGTTACCTGCGTCTGAACATTATCGGTTCGCCTCGGAATCCCAAGCCGACGAAGCTGACACGGGACCTTCTTTGGCATTGACAAGGTCTCCTTTAGGGGAAACGCGAGGCAATGACCTTCATATTGCCGCCATTGAGTTTCTACGGCAAGATGTCTTCCACGATTTATCGGTCTGGCCACACCGGAATTACGAGCATGCCGGTCTCTTTCACCACAATAGCGGCACTACCGCCGCCGCCGCCTGGAAGACCGCCAATTTCCTCCTCCGGCAACAGCCGCCGCCCCGCAAGAACACGCCGTTCTGGGTGATTTCCAACACCTACGAGCAGGTAATGGGGGTCTGCTGGGCCGAAAAACTCTCCGGCCAGCAGTTCATCCCCGACTGCGAGGTCGAGTGGGACGGCATCCGCTGGTACGACTCGAAGCGCGGCCTGCCGTTCAGCGTGCCCCTGAAACCGTGGCCCGGGCGCCCGGGCAAGAACTGGGTGTTGGAGTTCAAGAGCTACGAGCAGGGGCGCCGCTCGATGCAGGCCCGCTCGATCGGCGGCTTCTGGTTCTCTGAGCAGTTCCCGCTCGACATCTTCCTCGAAGTGCTCCGCGGCTGCCGCGAATACATGTTCCCCGGCGGGCAGTTCGCCGAGTTCACGCCGATCGACCCCGAACTGTGCATATGGGTCGAGAAGGTGATGGACGATCCTCCGGAGGGCTGGAAGTTCTATCGGGCCAACACCGCCTGCAACGTGGCGAACCTGGCGGACGGCTGGTTCGACCAGTTCTTCGCCACCGTGCCCGGCGAGCTGATCCAGACCCGCATGACCGGGGCACTGGCCACGTTCGTCGGCTGCATCTACCCCAGCTTCAACCCGGCGGTGCACGTCAGCGCGGACGTCTTCGCCTTCCCGCTCAATATCACGCACATGCGGGCCGTGGACTGGGGTGCGAGCGAAGAGCACCCGCACGCCACGCTCTGGGGCTACGCGGACGGCATGGGCGACTGGTTCATCTACGACGAGTATCTCTCGGCCGACCAGACGCGGATCACCATCGACCACGCCGTGGAGATCATGGCCCGCTCGATCTTCTGGGGCTGGCCGCCGCCGTGGCACGTCTTCGTCGAGTCCGAAGACCCGATATTGCGACGGTTCTGCGACCTGGTGGCCCAGCGGCTCGAAGAAATCAGCGACAGTCGGTACGGATGGTTCGAGCAATGGCGTCGCGACCCCCATAACACGCCGACGCTGCGGCCCCTGGACACGTTCGGCTACACCTACGCCGACCCCAGCCGGCCGGGCGAGATGACCGCCTTCACCCGCTACGGTGTCCAGATGGCGCCCGCGTCGAACGACGTGTACCAGGGCATCAACTGCGTCCGCGGGCTGCTGAAGATCGGCCCCTACAGCGGCAAGCCGCGGCTGTGGATACACCCGCGGTGCAGCCACCTGGTCGAAGAGCTGCGCAAGTACCGCTGGCGCAAAGGCCGCACCGCGGCCGACGGGAACGTCCTCAACCCGGAGGTCGCCAAGCCGGTGCCGATGAAGCGAGACGACGACCTGGCCGACTGCCTCCGCTACCTGGTGTTTTCTCCCACCCGCGGGCTGCAGGAGCAGCCGACTTCCGTGGATCACCGGGAGGTTTCCGCGCCGCGGCAGTCGATACGCTTCAATCGCAACGGCAACCGGCGGTGGCGACTCGCCAAATGATCGACGTGACGGGCCGGAGTCTTGAGGAGGACTGGAGGACAGAAGATGGGAGTCCCGATCACCCCTCAGCAGAAACGGGCCGTCCGCTCCCTGTTGCGGGCCGGGCAGATGAACCTCTCGCAGATCGCCCGCCAGACAGGCTGCAACCGCAAGACGGTCCGCCGCGTCCGGGACGGCCGGAAGGTCCGCCGCAAGCGCAAAACCCCGGCCGAGCCTCGCTACGCCAAAGTCGAGCCCTACGAGTGCCCGCAGTGCTCGGCGCGGGCCGGCTATCCGGTAATGGTCTACTACCGCCCGTGCGTGGCCTGTGAGGCACGCGAGAAGGCGGCTGCCGGCGCCCTGCGGGCCCGCAGACTGGCCAACACCGCCGGGGGCGGGTCCGCCGGCGCGTTACAATCGCCGCCAGTCGCCCGCCGCGTGCGGGTGCGGACTGAAACACAGTCGCCGCCATGACCTGGTACAGCCCCCTATTTCGCGTAGCCGGCACGGCCGTCCTGGAGGCCGCGCGCCGGGAATTCGCCGCCTCTACTGCCGGCCGGTTGTTCGGCGAAGTGGAGATGCGCCGCGCGAGCACCGCGCCCGACCGGATGCGCCGGACCCTGGAGCAGTATTCGCGATTCGGGCCGCGGGAGGCCCTGCGGGAGTTGCGGGGCACCGGTTTTGGGCAGTTCGCCCGCCAGATCGAGCGGTACAGCCGCGGCGACGCCGGCATGAAGCGGCTCCTGAACCAGTTCCTGAACGAGCTTGGTCCCGCCGGCCGGCTAATCCGGGCCCTCAGTGGCCCTTCGGGCCGCGGCGAGATCGACAAGCTCGTGAGCATCCTCCAGGCGTTCGGCTTCGAGGTGCTGCCGCCGCGCGCCGCTCGGCGGCGCGGAGACCCGATCACCGAGCGCGGCATATCCGCCGCCACCGAGATGCTCGAATCGATGGGCGCCCGGGTGACCTGGCCGGAGGCAGGGCGGCCCGAACGACCGGCAGGCCGGATGCCGTTCGGCGTGCCGGCCTACGGCGAAGGAGCAGCCGCAGGGGTCTCGATGCCGATGGCCGACGGCCCGCCGCGGCGGTTCGGCACCGATCACCCGATCGTCACCGGCGAGATGCTCCCGGCGGTAAGTTCGAACGTCCACAGCTATGGCTACGACATCGAATCGACGTACCTCTACGTGCGGTTCCTGGGGCACGTTCGCGGGTCTGCGGCGAGGGCCGGTCCGGGGCCGCTCTATCGCTACCGCGACGTGACTCCCGAAGAGTTTCTCACGCTCATGGCGGCCGACTCGAAGGGTTCCTGGGTGTGGGACAACCTGCGGATCCGCGGCACCGTCAGCGGCCACCAGAAGGATTATGAGCTGGTGGGCGTCACCGGCGGCTACGTGCCGCGGAAGGCCACCGTGCGGGTCGATCCCATGACCGGCGGCTTGCAGGAGTGGTTCATCCGCCGGCGGGTCCGCGACATCTCCGGCGGCGGCTGGCTCGAAAGCCCGCTTCCCAGCGAGGTCGCGGCGTGGGGCCGCGTCGATCGGGGCGAGCCGGATCGCGGCATGCCCGACCGCGGAGAACCCTACAGGGGATAAACGGTAAATCGCAACCCGAGCGGAGAGCAGATGAGCAGATTCAGGGTGATCTGGCGTTGGATGCCGCTGGTCGCAATGGCGCTCTGGCGCTGGTGGAGGAGTACAGCGACAAAGCCGGAGCCACAAGCCGACGCGCTCGAGGTCGTGTCCGTCAAGCGCAACTGGCCCGGCAACACCTACTGGGTGCGGACATTGAACCCAGATGAGGATTTTGCGGCTGCCGCGATCCGCGCCCCCGGTATCCCGCGGTACGGCAGCATAGACCCCGAGCTGGGACGGTGTGTGGCGGTAATCGCGCGCTGCCGGGGGACGGGCATCTACGAGGTGATCACACGATACGAGCCATACGATCCGCAGAGGGACCACATCTACGACGATGCCTAACATCGCTGATCAGATTGCCGATATGCGGGAGGTGATTATCGAGATCCGCACGATGGGCCCGCCGGTGGCTCTACGGCACGGCGGCCGGTGCAGTGCTTACGATTGTGACAATCCTTTTGACATAGGAGTGTGGCTGGAATGGCAGAACGAAACGAGTTGACGCTGCCCGAGCCGAACTAAAATGACAGCAAAGCCCGATCTCCAATCCGGAACGGACGTCACGGCCGCACTGCGGCAAGCCGTTGAGGATGCACAGTACGGAAGCACAATCAATTTCGGGCCGGGCCGCTATCTGCTGAGTGACACCATCCCGATCACCAAGCCCTTGATTCTACAGGGCAAGGGAAAAGCTACGACCTTAATCCTTTGCGGTCGGTGTCAGAACTATTTGGACATTATGGCCAAATACGTGAAGGTCGCAAATTTGACTTTTGACGGGGCCGGCCTACCGACCGATCAACCGTCGGGTCAGAAGCGGGCCGTGTTTCTCAAAACGACGGAGCACGCGAGTGTTTGGGATTGCTACTTCGAGAATCTGAATTGGTCGGGTCCGACGGCCGCGGATCGGTTCCATGCCGTAATGGTCGCGGCCTGTAACCATCTGGAAGTTGCCCGTTCCACGTTCACGCGGGTATCGGGTTCGGCTGTTCATATGAGGAATGCGTCGCAGATCGAGCTACGCCACAACCGTTGCCGCGACGTGCGGTTCTACCCCCTGCACTTTCAGGCCGACTGCCGGAACGCCGTGGTCGCGGGGAACCTGTTCGAGGGCGATATCCCCGTGGACAAGGGCGGGCTGATCGACAGCTTCGGGCACGGCGAGTGTCGCAACATTGTGGTCGAGAAGAACACCATTCGCGCGCGTGCTGGGTATGCCGCCGCGATACGGCTCTTGGGATGGGAGAACGCCGTCATCCGCAACAACAATCTCCGTGGCCATATCGGTTGCGAGCGGGCGATCCTGGTTGAAACCAGGATGGAGCCGTCCGGGCCGATGTCGCTCGCACCGAGAGGGATCAAAGTCGAGAACAATTTCATTCACCTTCAGGAGCCGATCGGCATCGCTATTTCGATCGGCAACCGTGACGAGGCGCAGGAAGCGGGCGACTGGAGTGTAGTTGGCAACACGGTGGTGGCGACGGGCGGGAGTCCGGGCGTCGGGGTCAAGTACAGCGGGCGCGGCAACGGAGGTTGCATCGTTGGCAATCGCTTTTTGGGCGACCCGCCGAAGAGGCTGGTGGTAGTCAAAGAGACCGTCACGCATGTTTACATAGGTCCGAACGAGGGTGTTGATTAACAGAAGGAGCAATCTAATATGGCAGAACGAAACGAGTTGACGTCGCCGACGGGCGATCTAACGCCTTCGGTGCGGAACCAGTTGCTGGGCCGGCGAGGAGTTGGACGTGCAAGTGGGGCTGGAGTTTAAGTATCGGGACGCTACGCCGCGGGACGATCCGATTGAGGATTAGGCTGAATGGCCAACAACACCTACATTGATGCCAGCGCTGACCACTTGTGGTCAACCGATGCCAATTGGTCGGACGGCTCGAAGCCGACGGTCGGCGACACGGCCTATCTGGACGGCACGACCGATAATGCGCTAGTGGTCGACGAGAACGCCGTCTGCGACGGCATCGCGGCCACCGCGGCGTATGACGGCAGCATCGACCTCGGCGATGGCCTCACGCACGCCTGGGGCGCGGCGGGGATGGTGTTTGACAACCCGGACACGGCCGACCTCGGGCTTCTCACCACGCATACCGTAGCCGGCGACCTCGACTATCTTCACGTTGGCACGCTCGACGACGGCACCAGTACGGTGGTGTTGACGGGTGGCAGTGCCGAGACGCCGGCCCAATTGATCGGCAAAAACGCCGTCGAGCTCTACAACCTAGTGATCGACTCCGGCGCGGTGGTGGAGATTCCGGCCGCCTCTGGCAACTTTATCCGCATTGCCCATCAGGCGACGATCAACGGCAAGCTGGATGTTGGCGACGGCAACACCAAGTATCTACAAATCATGTCGAACGCCGACGTGGTGATCGGTGCTGGTGCGAATCTTACCGGCTCGGCCGGCATCCTATATCTCTACGCCCCTACTGCCGGTCACGGCATTACGTCGTTGGATGCAACGGCGGTGGTGGACATCGAGACCATTCGCATCCGCGACCCGAATGCGGCGGCCGTTCTGGCCCCGGGCACGTATGCCATAACCATCCTGAGCCTCTATGGTGTAAGTGCAGCCTGGCCGCTGACGCTCTCTGCCGGCGACTACGATCTCACGACTGCGGACCTCGTTATTCAACCCGCCTCCACGGCCAGTCCGCGGATGGTCACCGCCGCAGCGGATTCGTTTGCGATCAATGACATCATCTATCGCTTGTCGGCTGGTTCTTCAGGCAGCCCGTCGGTAGACAATTCCGACGGGGATTGCAATTGGACGATCCTGGGCAGCGTGTCTACGGATGCTTTAGGTGGCACAGGCACGCCGGCGTGGACCAAGGGCACGGGGACAATTACGGCCGGCGGGGCTCTCGCTCAGACCTGGACATGGCCGGCGGATACGACTCTAGAGGCGGTCGTCATCGACAAGAGCGCCAATGGCGTGACGCTCGGGGCCGATTTGCGGACGGACGGACTTACGGTCACTGACGGCAATTTCGACGCCGCCGCCTTTGACGTGCGGGTTGACGGCGACACGCTCCTTGAAACGGCCGACACGGTTGACCTCGGCGACGGTAGCACCTGGGATCTATACGGCGACTTAAACTATGCCGACATCGGGACGCTCACCCCCGGCACTAGCACCGTAGTCCTGCACGCCGCCGACGGCCTCTTGACCGGCAAGCACGAGACGGCGTTTTACAACCTCACGTTCGCGGCCGGGTCGCACACGACCATTCCCGAGGCCAGCGGCAACATCGTCGACTTCACCAACGAGTGCCACATCGACGGCGACTTGACGATAGGCCACACGACCAAGACGCTGCGGGCCAACAAAACGGGCGACTATCACATCGGCGCGGGCGTGACCATCGACGGCATGGGGCAGATTCACAATTACCTGCTCACCGCCGGGCACGGCATCGTCTCACTCGACGCTACGGCTACGATTGCTCCTTATCGCGTGCGCTTCTGCCGGCCCGCCGCGGGTGCCGTGATGGCGGCGGGCACCTACGCCCCGACCGATTGCGTAATCTTCCACGCCACGGGCCCGACCTCTTGCACGATGGAACTGGAGGCTGGCAACTACGTGTTCGACACGACGCTGCACTTGCAGCCCGAGGCGGGCACGGCCCCGGATAATGACGGCTACGTCAAGATCGACACCGGGACGAAGGGCACTGCTTCGATCACCATTACCGGTCCCATGCGGGTCAACATCGATAACGCCGGCGATGTGATCATCGACAACACCGGGGCGTCTACGGCCTGGGTGTTTCAGGGCAACATTGTTCAGGAAAACGTCGATGTGGGAGGCGAGTTCTCCTGGGTCACCGATTCCGAGACGGTGCTCTTCAGCGGCGCAAACGACCAGTCGATCGACCTGGCCGGGCAGACGGTCGGGGCAACGACGATCAATAAGACCGGAGGTACACTCACCTTTGAGGCCAGTTTCGGCTGCTTGACGCTGACCATCACGGCCGGGACCGTGGACTTCAACGACATCACGCTTTCGACCGGCGACGTGACGATTGCCGCCGCGGCCGTGATCTCCGGCGCGCTGACGCTCGGCGGCTCCGAGGACCAGGACCTGGCCATCGAGGCCGAGATGGGTGCGGTCACGATCAACAAGCCGGGCGGCGTAGTCACGCTCACCGAAGACTTGACTTGTACGTCGTTGGACATCGTGGCCGGGACGTTCGACCCGAACGGCAAGACGATTACGGCAACGTCGATTAGGATTCGCCCCGGCGTAACGATTCTGGACCCCGTCGGTTCGGCGTGGAACTGCGGCACGTTCCAGGCCGACGGTGCAGACGGGAGCCTCTTAGAACTCAAAGGCTCGGCGGCCTGGACCTTGACGGCGACGACGAGCGCCGCGGTGACCTACGTTGACGCGGCGTACTGCGATGCCTCGGGCGGCGTCGAGGTCGACGCGACGGTGGGCTGCGAGGATTCGGGCGACAACGAGAACTGGAATTTCGGGGCGACCGCCGCATCGGCCGGCGGCCTGAGCGGGCTCAGCGGACTCAGCGGACTTAGCGGAACGGCGTACGGATAACCTCACAGCCCGGGAGAGAGCCATGGCACTCTACAAGAGCATCGACAAAGACAACGAGGCGGCCACTATCGAGGTCGAAAACCCGCGATACATCGAGTGGATTCATTTTTCCTACAACGCGGTTCCGACTGACGGCTACCTCCAGATTGCGTTGGACGACACCACGCTTTACAAGCAGTACATCACCCAAGGCGGGCCGGGGCCGGTGCCCTTTGCCGACAAGTTGGCGATGACCGGCGACGGGACCCTTATCATCACCCTTGCAGCCGGCGGGGCCGGCGTCAAAGGCTGCCTGGTCGCCTCTATCAACTGACGCGGCGATTCCCGCCCGCAATTCACGATCTGCGAGTCCTGCGATGTCCGTTATCAGCTACGACTGTCCAGCTCGCCAGCCTCTTCGCTCTGGCGACTCCCATGACCGCGACCCCTTCGAGGAGATCCCGGGGATGCCGCCCGGCATGGGCCAGGATGTGCTGCCGCACGTAGTCACGTTTCAGGGCATCTTGCGGAACGTGGCCCGGACGTACTACGTCTCCGACGAGGCGATGCAGCACTCGTGGGAGAACGCCCGCTTCATGCGCAACGACCCGGGCATCATGGAGTGCCTGGAACAACGACAGCGGTCAACGGCACTTCTGGGGTGGCACCTGGAAGCGGAAGACGAAAAGAACGCCGCGCAAAAAACGCTCGTCGATGAGCTGTCGGCCATCATTCGTCAGATCCCGAATTTCCTTAAGTACCGCGAAAACCTGCTCTATGCCTTGTGGTACGGCAAGTACGCGGTGGCTCACCGTTATCGCTGGAAGACGATCGGCGGCAAGATGCGGGTCGCGGTCGAGCGGTGGCGGCCGGTCAACGGCGACAAGCTGGTGTTCCGCTACGACGACGGCACCGGCGAGTACGACGACGATCAAGTCGGCATCCGCGTTGGGGCGGGCTACACGGCCGGCTCGCAGATTGCCAATCGCTGGGTGATCGAGCGATTCGGCAAGATTGCCCCTACCGACCACGGGTTGGCCTACTTTCTGGAACACTGGGAGAGGCCGCTGCTGGCGATTCACAAGCACATGATCGAAGACGCCGAGTACGAGGCCCCGGACCGCGCCGGGGCGATTCACGGCGTGGGCATCCGCAACCGCCTCTACTGGCTCTGGTACCAGAAGCAGGAAACGCTCGCCTGGCTGATGGAGTACCTGGAGCGGAGCGCGTTCGGCATGGAGATCTGGAGCTACCCGGCCGGCAACGCCCAGGCCAAGGCCGACACGCTGAAGGCCGCCGAAGAACGGATCGGCCAGGGCCGGAACATCGTGCTCGTGCCCCGCCACCCGGACAGCGACGTACTCTCGACCGACGTGAAGCGGATCGAGCCCGGCATGGCGGGGGCCGACGCCCTGGACCGCATCATCCGCGAATATTTCGGCTGGCAGATCAAGCGCTACATCCTGGGCCAGATCCTCACCAGCGAGACGGCCTCCACGGGCCTAGGTTCCGGCGTGGCCACGATCCACCTGGACACATACCTCCAGATCGTCCGCTACGACGCCATCAATCTCGGCGAGACGCTGACCACAGACCTCGTACAGCCGCTCTTGCGGTACAACTGGCCAAAATACGCCGGCTGCCCCATCCGGTTTGTAATCGAAACCGAGTCGCCCGACGTGGAAGGCAAGCTGGTGGCATGGGAGCGAGCCTACAACATGGGGCTCAAGCTTCGGGCGGCCGATGTGGCGGAACTGATCGGCGCGGCCATCGCACAGCCGGATGAAGACACGCTGCAAAACCCACAGGCGGCCGGACAGCCCGGCGCACCAGGCCCGGGCGGAAACGGGCAGGGTCCGGAAATGCCGTCGCCGCCGTCACCTGAGGGCGACTACCAAAAGCTCTTTGCGGCACTCAGCGGGCGGACGGAAGGCTACCGCCGGTTGCGGCCCGGAATGGAACGATTGATCTACGATCGGCGCGGCCGACTGCGGCGAGTGGAACGGTATCGGGCCAGCAACCGCGGCATTGAGGGTGATGATCTCACCAAGGCCGAGGCAAAGGCCCTGGAAAAGCAGCCGCACCCCGAGACGGGTAAGGACGCGCAGGGACGGCGGAAGGCCAAGGGTAAGCCCGTAAAAGATTCAAACAAGCCTTCCGAGCCCTGGCAAATGACCCGGAGAGAGTGGCTGAAACACCAGCAGGCTGAGTTTGATAAGGCTGGGCGGAAGGTCACCAAAGAGGACATCGAAGAAGTGCCGCGCTTTCATCTCGAATCCATACGAAAGGCACTCGAAGCCGGCAAGCCGGTACCGGACGAAGTGCTTGAATCTTTCCTAGGTTGGGAGGCAGACCTCGACAACGCGCTAACTCGCCGCCGGCACCAGCAAACTCCCGGTCAGAATGCATGGGACAAAACGCTTGCCGAAGCCCAACAAGAAGAGGCAGAGAAATGGAAAAGCGCCGACTTCGACGAACAACGAAGGCCGATCCAACGGCATTGGACGCCAAACGATCACCGCCGCGCAGTCATATGCGCCATTGAAGCAGGCGTTCCCGTTCGTCCGAAGGTTCTGGCTGATTACCCCGACCTGAAACAATCCAAAGGCGAAATACGATCAAGGGCTATAGAAAAAGAAAAAGCTGCTCGCCTTCGGACGAAAAAAACAGGAGAAGAAAAGGCGAAGTTCAGTCGAGCCCAGAAGCCGAAGTGGGACGAAACGAAGCACCCCCGCGGGCAGCCGGACAATGCCGGGCAGTTTGCGCCGTTTCAGTCTCTCCAGAAGCGCCGCGTCCGCTACAAGACCAAGAAAGGCGAGGCCAGGACCCGTCACGAATGGCAGATGCCGGGCGGCGCGACGATGCCCGAGCACGTCGGCAAACTCCGGCTCCCGCCGGGCTGGAAGTCGGCAGAAATCTCTACCGATCCTGCCCATCACGTTCTGGCTCGCGGCATCGACGCCAAAGGCCGTGAGCAACGCATCTACTCGCCGGACCACGTCCAGCGACAGGCCGCGGCCAAGTTTGCTCGCGTCCAAGAGGGAATCGAGAAACTCGCCCAAATGCAGGCGCAAAACAAGCACGATATCGCAAGCGGCGACAAGAAGACGCGAGAGGCGGCAACCGTCTGGCGGCTTGTCCAGGCCACGGGCATTCGCCCGGGCAGCGAACGAGACACAAAGGCCGAGATTCGGGCCTATGGAGCCACGACGCTCCTTGGAAAGCACGTCGTGGTGGACGGGAGCGGCAACGTTCGGTTGCGGTTCACGGGCAAGAAAGGCGTGTCCTTGGATATCCCGATTCACGATGACAAGATTGCGGCCGATCTGTTCAAGCGCAGCGAAGAAGCCGGGCCGGACGGCCAGCTTTTTGCCACGACGGCCGGCGAGCTACTCGACTACTCGCACACGCTCAATGGCGGCGGATTCAAGACGAAGGATTTTCGCACGATCCGCGGTACGCTAGCGGCGAGAGAGCTAGTGGAGCGGCTGCCGCGACCTGAGACTGAGCAACAGCGGTGCAAGGCAATCCGCGAGGTCGCCAGACAGGTTTCGGAATTGTTGGGCAACACGCTCGTGATTGCCTTGCAATCATACATTGATCCACACGTGTTCGATGCCTGGAAAGCGCAGGTAGCCGTATGAGCGACACCGACAAGCCCGAAGATTGGCGGCAAATACTTGCCGACGAGGACGATCCGGACGACGAGGAAATGTCCGAGACGCCGCCGGACGTGGTGGCCGTGCTGGGGTTCGATCCGGCAAAAGAGCCGGACCGTTCGCCGACCGATGCGCTTGACGAAATGCTGGCCAAAGAGTTTCGGACCCGCGGCTTCGAGGTGACTCCATGACCGCACGCCGCCAGTTCAACCACTCGGCCGCCGACGAGAACCGCCGCACGCGGCTCCACGTGATCACTGAACTGGACCGCCTGATGGCCGTGCAGCTCGACCCGGCCTTCACCGGCAACGTAGAAGTCCTGGTTCCGGCCAAGGGGGGCAAGCTGGGCCTGCCGCATTTTACCGTGAAGCGGTTTGGGGCCGCACCGGAGTTGTCCGACGAGACTCTATGAGGGTTTCGAGGGCTTTCGTCGCCGCCTGGAAGCAATTTGCGCAGACATGGCTGTCGTCCTTGTCGGGCAACGGGAAATAGTCCATTGTCTCGGCATCGACCGTCTTTCCGCACCAATCGCAGGTGCGATAGTCTTCGGCACAAAGCTCGCAGCGCGGTCCATCGACGGTCTCGACAATCGACTTACCAGGGGCCCACACGCCGCAAGCACCGCACCGGCCCAGTTTGTTCCACGGTCCAGGCCAGCCCTTGCAGCAGCTCCAGCAATACCACGATCCTGCCTCTATATCCACCAAGCGGCAGAGACGTTCCTCGCCGCAACAGTCGCACACAGCGGATCTTTCGGTCTTCCTCACCGTATGCTTCTTTCCGCCGCCAGGCAGCAGCGGACGATGTAGTCCGTGGCTGTCATGCCGGCCGCCCGCGCCCGGGCGTGGATCGCTAGGGCGTCGGCCCGCGTCAGTCGGATCGAGAGTGTCGCGGCCTTCCTCGCCGCAGCCGGCTTCCGCGGCCGTCGGCGCCAGTCAGTCTTCGTCATGCCGTTCCTCCTGCCGGCGTGGCCGGCGCTAGTGTGGTTAATCGCCAACCCCGCCCAACACGGGTGCGCGGAACAACTCGACAGGAATCCCCGCAGCAGTCATCCGGATCTGCAATTCCCGCTCGTATTCCGCGCAGAGTTGCCGATGTCGCGCCCATTCCCCATAGGAATCGTCGGCGATTTCATCAGCGTAGTGTTGATGCGCGGCAGAAATATCTCTGCCGATTACAGATACCTGCCCATCAGCCCGCACCGCAGCCCGTTGGTGATCTGCTGCCAATTTGCTGCGATATGCCGCAGCAGAATACTGGGACTGAATGGCGCCTCGCATCTCCCGTAGGGTGGGATCGGCCAGGATGGAGGCGTAAGCGCTCGCATATTCCTGACGCTCTGCCCGCCGGTGACGCTCTGCCAATTCCCAGGCTGGCATGGGGCGGCGAATATATGCCTCGGCCGCCTCGCGCGTCTCGAAAACAGGTTGGGTGCTCAGGTCCCGGCCATTGTGTGGTACCGGCAGAACCTGGAATCGCCCCCGATTCGTCACTCGGATTGTGCATTCAACGCCCTGATAGTCTCTCATCGTCTCACCTCCTGCCGGCGCGGCCGGCTCTAGTGTAACGGGTCAGTCACCAACCCCGCCTCTCATTGCCTCTCTGGCGATAGCTACAAGGTCGATTTCAGCTGCTGCTTCAGCCACCCTAGCCGCCGCTTCAGCCGCCCAAGCCGCCGCCCAAGCCGCCGCCCAAGCCGCCCTAGCCGCCGTCCTAGCCGCCGCATCAACCGCCTCAGCCGCCGCCCAAGCCGCCGCATCAACCGCCTCAGCCGCCGCCTCAGCCGCCTCGGCTGAACGATCCGTACCGTTCAGCCAGGCATCGGCCCAGGCCGTGAAACTCGGTTCCTGACATACCCGACGAGCGCACCCGATCGCGAACCGTACTCGCTGCTCGGTGGTCACCGTGAGCATCGCGATCTGGCCGATCGTGCGCAGTCGCGTACATCCCACCTTCAGGCCGTGGTCCTCGTGACCAACCTCTCCCTCACACTCCCAGAGCAACGGATCGTTGAAGCCGGTATGTATTGGGTTGAGGAGCACGGCCAGCAACGGATCGGTATAGGCGTGGAGCCACCCGGGGCCGCACAGGTCTCCCTCGCCGCTGGCCGTATGCTCGATGCCCTCTCCCCATTGGCAGCTACCATACGTGCGGCCGTTCGCGTCTGTGAGTTTGTAGAGTTTCATCTCTCATCTCCTGCCGGCTGTACCGGCTCATTTGCAACCGAGTGCGTTAAAAATGCGCTCGCGAACCACGCCGCAGTTGATTAGCTCCTCAATTGTATCGGCCAGATCGTCGGCGATCCGGCGGACCCAGCCGCCATCGCCATCGTAGCGGTAGCCGAAGCGTTTGAGTTCACTGCGAATTTCGCGGGCGTTGCGGACCGTGATTGTGGGGTGTTCCCCGTGTCCTAGCCGAGTAGCGGCCGTCTCGCAGGTAGCATACGGACGCGAGTCGTTGGTCACGTCGACCCAATCCTTATAGCCGCCATTCCACCGCGGCACCACCGCGTCGATGGCCGCCTGCTGAGCGTCCACCCGTTCCCGCCACTCCCGCTCCCGCTCCGGATTCCGATTTTGTCCTAACCGCATCTCTCATCTCCTGCCGGCGTGGCCGGCTCTCACGATTCGGTTTGTCAGGTTTCGTTTCACTCCTCACTCTACCCCTATTATCGCACGTACTATTGCAATGTCAATAGTAATTCCGCCCCGATTCGCGAATTTCCAGGAATTGCCTCTGCGGCGGGGGTTTGGCCGCAGCCAGGCACCCTAGAACCGCAAAAGTGGACAGAATGGGTGAATCAGGCAAGGCTACGCGGCGGCAAATGCCCCACCGTAGAGGTGTTGGCGTGTCCCGTCTTCCAAAGTGTTCAGTTCACCGGCCGTGAATTTGCCCGAAAAAGTCGGTGGCCAATGGCCGTTTGCAGCCGACAGCCGCCGGTGTTAGATTGAGCGCGGATCCCTAGCCGGTAACCGTTCCACCGGGCCGGCAGTTGCCTTCGAGGCGGCTGCCGGCTTTTTGGTTTTGCGATGGTCCGAACCCGAACCCGAATCAGTGTCCACGAACTCCGTCAGTCGCGAATTCTCGAACCGGGCTGTATCGTCGCCTTTACCGGCCGGTCCTGCCTCGCCCGCGCGATTCGTGTTTGTACGTGCGGCGGCAAGAGTCACGCCGCCCTGTTGGCGGACGATCTCACCGTCGACCGGCTGTTGCTCTATGAATCGTCGATGTCGAGCGATACCACCGGTCTGACGGCCCAGCGGCGGGTCAAGGGTGTGCAAGACCATGAACCGATGCGATACCTGCGCCGCCACCTGGCGGCCGGCGGCAAGGCGTGGATCTACCGGCCGGTTCAACCGCTCACGATGGCGGAGCGGCTGCGCCTGGCGTACGCCTGCCGTGATTCGCTCGGCACGCCCTACGATTGGCGCGGGGCCTGGCGGGTACGGGTGATCGGGTTCGGCTGGCTCGTGCGGCTGATCGAGCGGCGGCATCCGGCCTGGCTCAGGTGGCTCTTGCCCGACGTGGAGCACAACGGGCGGCTGTTCTGCAATGAGGCGGTGGCAGTCTGGCTGCGAATCGTTGGGCGGCTCAAGAGGGAATCAGCCAGCCGCTATTCGCCGAGCACGTTCTTGCGGGCGCAGGTGGAGGACGGTTTGTACCAAAAGCCAGTGGAGGTGGTTAGGTGATGCGACCCGATGATGATTGGCGGAAATCGAAGGACCATTTGGTTGATCGCCTAACCGCCATTGAAAACAGCGTTAGGAGGCTTAATGTCGAGATCCGCGATGCACTTTGGGCAATCTTTTTCGTCTTGATTTTCATTGCCATTGGGACGTGCCTGCCCGCCCACGCCGAATGGGTCGAGGTTCCCGCAACCAAGCCCCAGCAAGGCGGCGGCGTGGTGGCCGACGTGCGAAGCCACCTGCCCGACCAGTCGATCATGGCGGGGCAGGACACGGTGGGGTTGGGCCACTATGGCAGCCACGGCATGTCGGCCTACTTGCGAAACAAGCACGGCGGGACGGGCCGCGTCAATGCCGTCTACCTCGGCGATGGCCTGGGGCTGGTGTTGCCGGAGCCGAAGGGGTTCGCGCTTTCAGACGTTATTCAGCGGGCCGGGACGCAACTGCCGGCCGGCGAGGCCGTGCGGTGGTGGCAGAACGAACCGCTCTACGTCTTGGACGAGCAATCGGCCTATCTCTGCGGAACCACGGCCGGCGTCGAGGGCGGGGCGGACGTTACGCGGGTACGGGGTAGTTTCCGGTTCGCACGCCAGATGCACCGGCTTTCAAGGGCCGTGTTGTCGCTGGCGGTCGAACGCGGGTATCGAGATTCTGATGCGCGGGACCTGCGCATTTACGTGGACGTGACTGGCGGGGCGCTCGACGAACTGGAGCGGCGGGCCCCGGCCCGGTACAGACTCAGCGAGGTGAAGTGATGGAAAAGATCGTTGGAAGGTGGGTTGTTCTGTTCTTGTTCTTGTTTCTGTTTATAGGGGCGGGCTACACGGGGTTCTACTTCGGGTATACCCGCCCGATGCAAAAAGCGGCGAGTGAATTCATGTTGCGACTGTACGCCCTGGAGTGTGAAATCGAGGCAACAGAGGCATCGTGCGGTTACGCTGTCTATCCGGATGACAGTTGGACAACGGCGGACGATCCAGTGTCTGCGAGGCTCAAGCAACTGGAATGGCGGATCGAACAGCTACCCATCGGGCGCAGTGAGGAAAGGCCGCTGGAGGAACCGTCATAAGGTATCGGGGTATTTGCCGACGGAAAGAGTTGGTCCGTCGGAAAACCATATACCCAGTAATTTCGCGAGATGAAGTGATGAAACGCTACTTGATCGGCTTGGCGGCCGCGTTGCTCATGGCGGCGACGGCCTACGCACAGCAGGATTGCCCGAGCGGCAATTGCCCCAGCAGCAATCCGTCGCTCCAAGGGCGGGCTCGCATTCAGGTGCCTGCCGTGGACAATTCGGCGATTCCGGGTTGGGCCGTACGGGTTCGCGGGGCGAGCGGCACATTGGTTGCCAAGGGCGACGATTACGGCCTGGTTTTGACAGCCTACCACGTCGTCGAGGGCCAAGACCGCGACAACATCGCGGTAGTTTTCTCGGACGGCTCGCGGCTCCAAGGCAGCGTGGTCAAGGCCCGCGTGGGCAACGGCATCGCGATTGATCGGACGTGGGACATTGCCTGGATTCAGACGCCGCGGCCGAAACCCGAGCCGTGCGTGATGGCCAGCACTTGGCCGAAGCAGGGCGAAGAGGTGCGGCTGTGTGGCTTTCCCGGCGGCCGGGCGTGGCAAACGATCCGGGCCCGCGTCAAAGCCTATGAGAACAGCACGTACAAGGGCCCGGCGAACGATCGGTATGGAAGCTTGGCGACCACGGCTAACGCGATTCCCGGCATGTCTGGCGGGGCGATCGTCAACGCGGCCGGCGAACTGGTCAGCGTCGTGAGCCGCTCGCACTGGCGTGCCTGGAATGAAGAGGGCACGGTGGGCCCCGCCCTGCCGCGCATCTTCGCCCTCTGTTCGGACGATCAGTTTCTGTGGCCATTCGGTTTCAGGCAGAAGACCCGCGACCAACTGGAGGACCACGGCGGGCGAATCGGCCAATTGGAAGCCGGGCAGCAGCAGTTGCCCGTGCCCGAAGTGAAACCAGAATCTTACGATGACTCGATCGTACTCGATAAGGTGGCCGAAATCGAGAAGCAGGTGGGCGAACAGAAGGTCGTGCTCGATGAGCATTCAAAAGAGGTGGCCCGCTTCAACACGATCATCGAGGAAGTGAAGAAGCAGGCCGAGGCCCTCAAGGCTTCGGAGAGCAAGGCCGACCAAGCCATCGCTGCCGCGGTTGGTAAGGTCCAAGAGAACGTGTTGGCCCAACTCAATCCGAAGGTCGAGGCGGCCGTTGCATCGACGAAGGACGTTGCCCAGCAGGTGGCCGTTCAGGCGGCCGATGAGGTTGCGGGCAAGGTGGCAAGTGAAGTGGCTGCAACTGCCGTCGAGGCCGCGGAACCACGGTTGCTGGAAAAGGTCAAAGGGCTGTTGCCTGAAGGATTGGCCACAAAGTTGGAAGCAGTTCATGGAACGCTCGGCTCACTCAAGCTGGCTGCCTACGGAGCCTGGGTGCCGATCGCCATCATTGCCGGCGTGCTGATTCTCCTGATCGTCGTGCTGCGGGACACCCGCGACCGGGTAAAGACCGGCGACAAGCTGATTGCCGAAAAGCTGCTTGACCGCGGGAAGGAAATGGCGGCCCGGACCAAGAATCCGTGGGACGACATGCTCTTCGGCGGGCTGGTCCGGTTGGTAGTCGGGTTGGCCGACCGGATCGCCCCCATGCCGGAACCCGAAGAGAAACCTGCCAGGAGTGGCTCGAAGTAAGGCTTTGCGTCAAGGAGAAGATGATGCCTGACGAGCCGAGCTACCAAACGACAGATGAATGCAACAAGCGGCACGGCAACACCAAATGGTTCGTCGGCCTGATGGTGGTGATTCTTAGCACCATCCTGGGCTGCACGGCCTGGGCAATCGAACGCGCATGGGTGGCCAGTGACAGGGCGTGGGCCGCGAGTGAGCGGGCTACGCAGGCCGCGAAAAACCTGGAGGCCACCAAGGACACGACGGAGGAGTACCGCCGGGCCACGAGGGAATCGCTGGTCCGGATCGAAACCGACATGCGGGAGATGCGCGGCGAGTTGTTTCGCCTCAAAACTCCGAAACCCGGGGGCTGACCGGGGAGGTCGGGGGCAATGGACCTGGCAGGAATCCCCGCCGGCAGCGGACTGAGGCAGGAGGAGTGGGAGACGATCGAGCGGCTGGCCCAGTGCCACAGTCTCATGACGGAGCTGGACGGCCTGGACACCCGCCGCTTCGACGAGCTGATCCAGTCGCTCCAGGAGATGGTCCTGGCGCTGCCGGTGAAGCGGTCGCTCACGGCCCAAAAGGTCTGAAGGTGGCCAACACGAACTTGACAGTTTTTTGCTGCCGGCCGTAGATTGCCACCATCACCGGTGCCTTTGGGCCTCGGGCTGAGGCAGCAGGGTTACTCGACATCGAGGCCCGCCCGATTTCCAAGATGCGGAATCTGGCGGGCCTTTTTTGCGCGCCATGGCAACAGCCGAACTCGAACCGCTGGCCGTCCTGGAACGCCCCACCGGCGAGTACGGGGAGATCCCGAGGGCGAACATCCTGCCGGCCGGCCGGGAGTTTCCCGACGACGCCTGGCTGAACGTGCCCAACGTGCCGGTCTTCGCCGAGCACCAGACGACCACCAAGGGCGGCCGCCACCTGGTCTTCGACCGCCGGGCGCTCCAACAGCTCGCCGAGGCCTGCAACCGCCGGATTCGCCAGACCGGGGACTATGCGGGCATCGTCGTGGGGCACACCCCCGATCCGGAAACCGCCGGACACACTCCGCCCATGCCCCTGGTCGGACTGGCCGGCCCTTTCCGCATGGGCCTCTTGCGACAGCAAGGCGGAGAGCCGAAGTGGGCCATCCTGGCCGACTTCCACATCCAGCGCAGCCAGGCCGACGTGGTGCGCCAGTACCCCCGCCGCTCAGCCGAGCTGTGGGTCGAGGACTCCTACGACCAGATGCACCTCGATCCGATCGCGCTTCTGGGCGCAGAGGCCCCGCGGCTCGACATGGGCCTGTTGTATTCGGCCGTCTGCCGTCGCGACGGCCGAGAGGTGGAGAAGTACAGCGCGGCCGCTCCGTCGGCCACCAGCGTCTACGTCCCCGAGTACTCCGCAGCGTCGCCCCAGGCCGGTGACGCCGCAGATCGAGATCCCACTCATTCTCCGGAGAACAACAAGATGGCCTTTTCTCCCGAAGACGTGAAGCAGATTGTCGACGCCCTGGAACAGTTGGACTGGGTCCAGTGGGTCAAAAGCCAGATGCAGGGCGCCGAGCCCCCGCCGGCCGAGCCGCCGCCCCTGGAGGGCGAAACTCCGCCGGCTGAACCTCCGCCGGCTGAACCTCCGCCGGCTGAAACTCCGCCGGCCGAGCCGCCGCCTCCCGCGGAGAACGACCAGAACCTGCCGCTGAGGTACAGCCGCTTGTCGGGCGAGCTGACCACGCTGCGCCAGACCGTGGACACGTTGCGGACGCAGCTCGAAGACCAGCGGGAGCGCCGTGTGAACACCGAGCGATACAGCGCCCTGGCCGACTGCCGGCGGACGCGGCTTTTTGACCTGGACGGCGAGTTCGAGCTGGTCCGTTACGGCCGCATGTCCGACGAGCAGTTCACCGCGCACCTGGAGCGGATCAACACCAACTACCGCGAGATCCCGCTCGACACGACTCTGCCGGCGCCCGACCTGCCGGCGGCCCTCAGCCCCACTCGCCCCGGCGGCGCGAAGGCCAAGGAGCGCTATAGCCGGGAGGTGGCCGACAAGGCGATGAACATCGCCAAACGGAAGGCCATGCGGGGCGAGCCGGTGAGCTACGAGGAAGTGCTCGAACAGGTCGCCAGCGGCGCAGAAGAGTAACGGCGGCCGCCTCCGCCGGAGCCGAAGTCACTTTCACCACCAGTACGAGGTTTTGAACGATGCCCAATACACCCCCGCGTCTGGTCGCCGGCGGGACGATCTATCCCAGCCGCTTCGTGCAGATGGACGCGAGCAACGACGACCGCGGCCTCCAGGCCACGGCCAACGACGCCCTGATCGGCATCAGCTACGAGGGCGGCAAATACGCCCCCTTGAACGATCTGGTGACCGACAACCCACACGCCGCTTCGGGCGACTACATCGGTCTCTACGGCGACGGCGAGCAGTGCCTCCTGGAAGCCGGCGACACGATCGTCCGCGGCAACAAGCTCAAGGCCGACGCCGACGGCAAGGGCGTGCCGATCGCCACCACCGGCACCACGCTCCAGCGCTACGGGGCGATTGCCCTGGAAAGCGGCAGCTCGGGCGAGAAGATCCGCGTCTTCGTGCTCCTGGGGAGCGAGCGGCCGGCAATAATCTGAGCCCCTTTGCGGTGCAGCGCCCGTTTGAGCTTCCGGGCGATTGAGCCCTTTCAACAGAAAACAGAACCCGAGGAATTCGAGTCATGGCAGTTACTTTTCCCGGCCCGAGCAATGTCTTCGTGAGGAGCCATGAAGCCTCGGGCAAGATGGTCGTCGATTTCGCGCGGAACGTCAAAGACTTCCCCGTCAACGGCTACGCCCAGATCATCCCGGTCCAGAAGGTGGCCGGCTACTATCTGGAGATGACCGTCGAGGAGGCGGGTCGCATCCTCAACGCCAATCTCGACAACTTCGTCTGGTACGACGGCGAGCCGGCCCCCGAGGGCAACGAGGGGACCGAGAGCTTCGAGTGGAAGCCCTTCAGTTGCACCCGCCGGGCGTTCCCCTTCAAGCTGGGGAACCTCACCGTCGAGAACGCCACCTGGGACATCATCGCCCAGCACAGCTCGATCAAGGCCCGCCAGGCGATGACGGCCCGCACGCAACTGGCCGTTAACCAGATGGTGACCACGGGCAACTACGACGCCAGCCACGTGATGGACGTTACGGCCGTCAGCGGTAACAGCGGCACGTGGGCCCTCTCGACCACCGCCCGGCAGGACATCAAGCGGTCGCTGATCACCGCGGCCGAGAAGATTGCCGACGACACCCTGGACGTGGTCCGAACCGAAGACCTGCGGCTGGTGATCTCCGGCAGCCTGGCCGGCAAGATCGCCCTCTGTCAGGAGATCGTCGATTACATCAAGGCCTCGCCGGCGGCCCTGGCGATGATCAAGGGCGAGATCCAGGGCGGGCGGAACACCCGCTACGGCCTGCCCAACGAGCTGTACGGCATCGAGCTGTTCGTCGAATCGACGCGAAAGGTAACCAGCCGCAAGGGCGCCACCCGCGCCGTCTCCAGCGTCTTCCCGACCGACAAGGCGTGTCTCTGCTCGCGTGTGGGCGAATTGGAGGGAGTGGCCGGCGCGCCGTCCTTCTCCACGGTGGTCGTTTTCGCCTACGAGGAGATGACCGTCCAAACCAAGAACGACGTGGACAACCGCCGCACGCTGGGCCGCGTGGTGGAGAACATCGCGGCCAAGGTTGTGGCCCCGGCCTCGGGCGTGTTGTTCACCAACTGCCAGTAACACAGAGCCCCCCGGCCTGTTGTCGTCCCCCGCAGCCGCGCGGGCAATGGCGGCAGCCCCGTGCGACCCGGGGCCCTTTGGAGAAGGCGGCGGAAGAGAGAAGAAGAATCGCGAACACCGGTAGCCGACTGCGGAATTCTCGCCGTGCCCATCGCCACGCCAGCCAGCATGATCCAGTTCTACGACGAGACGATCGTCGCCGATCTGGTTTCCGACACGGGCGAGCAGGCGGAGGACCTGGAGGAGAACGCCAAGCTCTCGAAGCTGCTCTCCGCCGCCCAGGGACGCCTGGAATCGGCCTGTACCGTGGCCGCCATCTACACGCCCGAATCGCTGGCGGCGATGACCGGCACCAGCCTCGCCCTGCTGGAGGAGATTATCTGCGGCCTGACGATGGCCGCCCTTCTGCGTCGCCGGCCGGGCAGGTACAGCGAGATCGCCGAGCAGGTCAAGGATTATGAGGACTATCTGGATCGGCTCCGCAAGGGCGAGCGGATCTTCGGCGGCGCTGCAGAAAACCGCGCCGCCAGTCTGCCAGACGTGGACGGCCCCACGGTGGCCACCTACCAGCGGATGAATCTGATGATCGACCGAACCCGCTTTTACCCGTCCCGCGGCAGCCGTCTGCCGCTGGGGCGGAGCTAACCCGGAGAACGCCCCATGGCCGCCTCAGTTCAGGTATTCGGCCCCGCCCTGATCAAGACCGGCACCGGCGAAGCCGGCGCCCTGGAGACGCTCGGCTACACCCGCCAGGGTGCCGAGGTCCGCAACCAGGGATTCTATCTGGACGTTCCCGGTGACGAGAACGGCGGCGACCAGGGCCCGCCCATCGACATACAGTATCTGGGCGAGATCGCCCGGATCCGGCTGGAGATGACCAGTTGGGACGAGGCGGTAGCCGCCAAGCTCCGCGCCCGGCTCGCCTCCGGCACCGAGGGACAGCCGGGAACGGCGGGGACGCTGATGTTCGGCGGGTCGAAGACCATTCGCGTGTTGATCGATCCCACCAGCGGAGAAATGAACTTCCCGCGGTGCTTCATCCGCGGCGAGTGGGAGATCAACAAGGGCACCCGCTATTCGACGTTCGTGGTGGAATTCGAGGCCCACAAGGACGCCAATGGCGTCTTGTATAACGCAACGGCCACGTAAGGCGAAAGGACGCGACGAGGACGATACATGTTATGGCGATTCATCCTTGGCTTCTGCGAGCGCCGGCGATTGGGAAGGCGGGCGCTGTTCCTCTATCACGACGGGGCTCGCTGGCGGTGGGGCGATCCGGCGGAGATCTGGCGAAAACTGCTTTCGCATCCGAAGATGAACTTCGCCGACATGATGCCGCTGGCGCACCAAGGGCACGAGCCGGAAAGCGGCATCGTGCTGGCGGCGCTGGCGGAGATCTTCGACGTCCGCCCCTGGGACGAAGTCAGCCGCAGCGGCCTGACGAACTGGGAGGTTCTCGACCTGCTGCGGCAGTTCGACGAGTACCTCTCTGCGCTAAAAAAAAGTACCAACCCGTCGCGGATGCCGTGGCAGCTTTCGGCCTACGGGTACTCGCCTGGCCAGGACTCCCCAGACCCAGCTACGAACTCTTCTGCGGACTCCTCTTCAACGCCGAACGAATCGAGCACCGGCGAGGCTACGCCCTGTTCCGAGCCGTCGTTGACGCCGTAGGCGCGGCTACCACGGGCGAGATTCCGCCCGGTTACTTCGACGCGCTGGCCGAGACGCCGGAAGAAGGCGAGGCCCTCTACAACCTCCACAAGAGCCGGGCGGCGTGGCAGCGGAGCCAGGTCGAAACAGCTGCGCCACCGATAGACGGAGGTTGAGCCCATGGCCTATGAAGAGATCACCAAGGGCCTGGAGGCCCTTTATCGCGAACACGTCACCGAGCGGGGCGGCGTGATGACCGACGTCGGCCCCTCAAGCGCACGGGCCTATACGTCGATCCTCCGTGGCGGTCCGGGAGCCGACAAACCTGGTTTGCCGCCGGAGATTCTTGCGCTGGCCGATCCCGAGCTGCGCAAGCTGATCAACGACCTCTCGGGCACGAAGGCGGGCCGCAAGGGCGCAGTCGGCAGCCGCGTCCCGCGAGAGAAGCTCTTGGAGATGGCGGCCGCCGCGCTGGGAGTGGCCGGACCAAAATCCCATCCGCACATCGCGTCCAAATCACCGCCTGCCGTTCCCGCCGGCGCAAGCGGCCTGGTGCCCAGCACCGTCATCGGCGGCCCGCCCGAACCGCCGCCGCTGCCGTCGGAAAGGCGCGCGGCCGAGTCGCCGCACGACTTGCGGCTCATGGAAGCCGTCAAGCGGCTCACCGAGGCCGTCTCCGAGGCCAACAGGCGAGAGCGGACCGTCGCCCGGGAGGTCCGCGGGCTCTCCTGGGGCGAGCGGATGGAGCGGCTGGCCAAATCGGGCAAGCTCTTGAGCGAGGAGGATGTCCGGCGGTCCACGCTCAAGGACGAAGTGACGCCGCAGGACATCGTCCGCGAGAGCGAGCGGCGCGAAGAACGCCAGCGGCGGCGAGGATCGGTCGGCGGCAGAAAGGCCGTCGCCGAGGCTGAGGCCGCGGTGGCCCGCAGCATGGGCCGTACCGTAGGAAACCTCACTGCCCATTTCTTCGGCCCGGAGGCCGGCCGGGCTATCGCCCGCGGTGTCGAGCGGACGTTGGGCAGAACAGCCGCGCGTACCGCCAGCCGCCTGGCGGCCGGGGCCGCAGGCAGGGCCGGCGGTGCGGCTGCCGCCGGTGGCGCCAGGGCTGCCGGCCTGGCCGGCATCGTGGGCCGCCTCGGGGCCGGCGGCGCGGGCGCAGGGGCCGCGGCAGGCGCCGCAGCAGGCACCGGCCCTCCCGGATGGGTCATAGGGCTCATCGTCGCCACCGCGGCGGTCGAAGTTGCCTTCCTGAAGATCCCCGGCGCGGTCCAGCGGCTTACCGGCTCGCTTCTGGAGGGCCAGCGGCACCTGGCACGCTACAACGCCACGATGGCCGCGGTCTTCGCGCGGTTGGACTATCAGAAGCGGTTGATGGACATTCGGACTGCGCAAGCTACCAGCGGCTCGGCGGAGGTACTGGGGACCCAATATCAAGCTCTGCTCAGAGAAACCCAGTGGATGAGGGAAGGCGTAGCTTCAATGAAGAATTACGGCATGGCTGGGCTAGCCGTTGTGGGCCGAGCAGGCAATATCCTCATCAAAATGCACGGGCAACTCGCAGCCATAATCGACTTCTTCAGGATTGCGGGTGGCCTGGGCAAAAAGGAGGACACTTTCCCGATCGTCAGACATCTTGAGACCATGGCCGCTTACGGCCGGGGACAGCCGAAGAACAAAAAGCCCGTCCGTGGCCGGTTCATGCGCGAAGATCGCGAGTAGCAGGAGTGTGAATACGTGGCGACGATCGTCACCTACAACGGCGTGGTGCTCTACAACGTGGTAACACGCGAGTGGAGCCAGGAGGTGGCCTACGACGAGAGCCACACCGACGCCATGTTCCACACCTTCCGGCTGCGATTCGAGGGGATCCTGCACGCCGACTATTCGGGTCCGGGCTGGGTTTCGGGCCCCGGTCCGTCAGAGTCAGCCGTGGCCAACTACGCCGTGGTCCACGCCCGAATCCTCAAGGCGCGCGAGGTGCTGACCGTTTCCGTTTCGGATTCCGGCGGCGAGCAGACATGGCTCTTCCGCTGCGACCCGGCCCCCGGCGACCCGGACAACGCAGCCACGCCGGCAGAGCTGGCCAACGTGGATCGGGACGTGAACAACGGGCCCAAACCGCTCAGGTTCCAGATCCTCCAGATCGTCGGGGCCAAGCTCCTGCGGGTGGCCTTCGAGATCGAGTGCGCAAAGGTCATCTGTCCCACCACGACATACACAAGCGACGGCTATCCGGCCGGTGCGCTGCCGGTCGTGCTCTCGAACCGCTGGTCGGTTTCTGAAGAGATGGACGAAAACGCCTTCATCACCCGCAACATCACCGGCAAGCTGCGCCTCTCGGCAGCCGTGGGCAGCACGGGCGTAGACGCCAAGTACCTGGTGATCCCGGGACTCGAACGGGGTTTTCGGCGGGCGGCCGTCAACTTCTCGACGGACAAGGCGGGCTTGGACTGCGAATACCACGTAACCGATCGGCAGGTCCACACCGCGGCACCCTGGCCGGCGACGAAGATGTCGGTCCAGCATCATCATTCGACCGAAGAAGGCGTGAACATGCGGAACGAGGTCCACGTGGAGCTGGAAGGGCCGCCACACGCCGACAAGAAGCTGCTTCTCAGCCGTGCGATACAGATCATTGACGCGATTCTTAATTTCGCGGCGATGTACGGTGAAGAAGGACGCAAACGTTACTTCCCGGAAGTCGTCGAATACACCGACTTCATCGGCGAGCACAATCGTGTCAATGCACACGTCAGGTTCTTAGAAACACCTTATAAGGATACGGACGAGAACATCGCGATTCTGTTCGGCAACTTGCGGGAGAATATGGGCAAGCCGCTGGAGCTGCCGGACGTGGCCGAACAGTCGTGGCCCTACGATCCGCAGTGGAGCGATCCGCACACCAGCATCTACGGCTACACGCCGCCCGGCAAGACGGATCCGGGCGGCGAGCGGCGGCCCACGGTTCTGATGCTCCTTCAGTGCTACCTCCAGCAGCCGTGCATCGACCAGCACGGCATCGCCAAGGCGGAGGCCCAATATCCGGGCGAGACGGAAGAGAGCGAGGCCGGCAACCGCTACTACCCAGAAGTCACCGAATCTCCTGGGGGCACGCTGCCGTACTCGCCGGGCGACGAGTGGAGCGACTCGGCCAAGACCTCAATCTACACCTTCGTTCGCATGTCGAGCCGGTACCTGTTCAATCAACTGCGGGTGCAATTGCCGTTGGCCGCCGTGCCGGCGAGTGATTCCGACGACACCTGCCGGGTCTTTCGCGTGGGGGCCCCCCAGTGCCGCCGGCAGATCGACATAGACGTGGAGCGGGCCGGGATCTGGCCCGAAATCGTCCGCCCGCTCGACGATTACGACGATGTCGATCTGCACGGCACACTCCTGCGGCACTGGATCGAGGCCCACCCGCCGAGCCTCACGGCCGACGGCGTGACGCGACTCTACCGGCTCACGGCCCACTACGTCTACGCCTTGAACCGGCCGCCGAAGCAAGACGAACAGTTCCGGGTGGGCGTGATGCCGCACACCAAGTACGGGCGAACGGACCCCGAAGTCCAGTTCGATCCCGACCAGGCATATGCCAATGAGGACATGGAACCGTGACCATTGAGCTTCACGACGCTGTAAACGGCGACGGCCTGTTCGACGTGCAGGGCAAGGCGTTCGGGGCCCTGGAGACGCTTTTGACGGCCATCGAGACCACCGTGCCGGACGCGATAGAAGACTTTTTGGAGCAGTACCAGCTTCGCGCGGACGCCTATGAACTGGACGTGTGGGAGTCGATGGAGGGCCTGCCTGCGGCCGTCTCCACCTGGCAGCTCGCCGGCGGCACGCTCTCGGGCCGCGTTCGCACCAACCTGGAGCAGTTCTTGATTCAGGTGGTGGATGCCGACGCCGAGCAGCCGGAGAGCACGCTGGTGTATTCGCTCCAGTACCTGATCGACCAGATGATCGCCGACGGCGATTACGTGGCCGGCAACACCATCACGCTGGAACTCACGCCGGACGGCGACAACAGCGGCGACCTGGCCATCGCCTACACCGAGTGCCGCGACGACGGCCTGGTGAACCAGAACATCTATGACGAGACGATCACAGTCACCGTCTACTCGACCACGGCCCAAAGGCTCCGCTTCCGCTCGCCGGCCGCCAAGTCGAGCCGCCTGGCCCACGACTGGCCGGGCGGTTCGGGCATAAACGTGCTGCCCACGACCACGGCCGCCACCAGCTCGCTTCTCTCGAACGGCGATTTCGAGGATGAGACGATCGAGAACGTGCCTGACGACTGGATCGTCGACGTGGGCACGGTGGGCACCACGCTCAAGGTCACCGGTCCGGAGGAACAGACCGTCACCATCTCCGGCACGCCCACCGGCGGCAGCTACCTGCTCCAGTGGACCGACCTGGCGTCAACCAACCATTCGACCGAGGCAATTGCCTACAACGCCGCGGCCGCCACCGTCCAGGCCGCCCTGCGGGCCATCCCCGGCCTGGAGCTGGTCACTGTTTCGAGCACCGGCACAAGTCCGGATTACACGCACACGGTGGTCTTCGAGAACGTTCCCGGCAATCCGGACCAGCTTACCAGCGTCAATCACCTTACGGGTGGGTCCTCGCCGACGATTGCCCATGCCACGACGGTGGCGGGCTCGGACGGTGTCTACCGCGGCCGGGCCTTAGAATTCGACAGCAACGGTTCGGAGCTGACGGCCGTCTACCACGCGCTGGCGATCTCGGACGAGACCGTCTACTTCACGCACCTGCGAGTGAAACGCGTAGGGGCCACGGCCGCCGGGGAGGTGCGGGTCGAGATCGTCGATGGCATTGACGGATCGGTCGTCCAGGACGAGGCGGGCAACGCGGCGGAGCTGGTCCTGACGGCCGCCGACATCAGCGACTCGGACCACGACAGCGAGTGGTTTTCATTCCGGCTGCCGGCCGGCCAGTTGCTGCCGGTTTACCTGCGGATCCGCATTTCGGTGGCCGTCGATAACACGTGCTCGGTCTTTTTCGACGACGTGGCCATCGCCGAGGCGAGGCGGCTCTACGCCGGCGGGCCTTACGTGGCGGTCTTCGCAGGCAGGACTCCTCCAGGGGCCGACGATACGTGGGATCTGGCGGCCTCCAACGATCGGGCCGGATCGATCCAGGAGTGGTACAACCGCGTCTTCAACATGGCCGACAAAGACCTGCTCTTGCCCGTTACGGGTGACGGGGACGAGATCCCGCCCTCGTGGACCTAACTGGCCAGCAAAACCCGGCCCGCCGCGCGGGCCCTGTTACAATCCGCTTTCGAGTATCGACTTTCCGCACAATGGGAGAACATCGATGGCAACTATCACCGTCCTTCACGGTTGCGACCAGTCAGGGCCTTCTACGGCCCGCCCTCAAAACGCCCCCGACGGCTTCTGCTTCTTCGACACCACGCTCGACATCCCCATCTTCCGCGACAACGCCGGCAGCGTGTGGCGGGACGGTGCGGGGCGCGACATCACGCCCGGCGTGCTCAGCCTCTCCGGCGAGGGGGCGCCGACCGACGGCGCGTCGGGCACCGGTGCCGGCGTGGCGGCAACGGGGTGCTTGTACCAGGACACCACCAACGGCGTCCTCTACATCAACACCAACATCAAGGTCAGCCCGCTGTGGACGGTCGTGGGTGCCCAGACAGCCGCCACCGGCACGTAAAACGCCGGCTACGGTGTGGCAGTAGGAGAGGACGACGCCATGGAAAGACACACCCTGGCACTAGCGGAGGCGCAGGCACAGATCGCCGCCATCTGCCCCAGCGATTACTACCAACGCCGCTACCGGGCGATGGAGGCGGACTATCTGCCGGTCTTGTGTGAGCTTCTCAGCGATTTCAAGTCCGGCCGAGCACTAGACATCGGTCCGGGCTGGGGCACGATGGCCGCCTGGCTCGCGTGCCGCGGCTGGGAGGTGACGCTGGCGGACCTCGTGCCGCTGGGGCACTACATCACCGACGAGACCCTGAGCGCGATCGAAAGACTTACTGGCCATCGTCCGGTCTACGTGCGGTATGACGTATGCGATGCCCCCCTGCCCGGCGAGCCTTTTGAACTGGTATTGATGTCTCAGGTGCTCCCGCACTTAAAGTGGCGGCCCGACCGGGCAGTCCGCAACTGCGCGGCGATGACTGCTCCGAACGGCAAGGGCCTGTTTCTGGCGACCGTACTTGATCGGGAAGCCTACCCGAAATTGAAGCCGCCCTACAAGCACTGGCGAGAGGTGCCCGAAAAGGGTCATGGTCAGCCGAGCCCAGAGACGGTGGTCGTAATGTACGATCGCGCCGAGTTTCGCGAACTGCTGTATGAAGGATTCTCCGTCGTTTCGGTCCAAGACCGGCGTGCAACCAGCAGCACTTGTTTGTTCGCCGCCGCCACTCGCGGGAACAAGACGCCTTAAGAAAGCCTCCGCATGGGACAATTTCTCATAGCTTTTGGCACACGACCGTCGGCAGTCAAGCTGGCACCGGTGGTGCATGCGCTGCGGTCGCGCGGCGCCGTAGCCGACGTCTGTCTCTTGAAGCAGCAAGAGCAGATGTTCGACTGTTGTCTGGAAAGCCTGGAAATTGCTCCCAGATATTGTCTGTCGCCCCCTCGCGGCGACCTGGCGGCACGTTTGGGCAACATGGTCCAACAGGTTGCCCCGCTCGTGACTGATTATGACGGCGTGGTGGTTGTGGGCGACACGATCAGCGACCTGGCCGGAGCCATGGCCGGCGCGTACGTAGACGTACCGGTGGCCCATGTAGAGGCAGGACTCAGAACCCGCGGCCGTGAACCGTGGCCGGAAGAAATGACCCGCCGGCAGATCGACGCCATCAGCCATTGGCACTTTTGTCCCACGGATCTCGCCGTGTGGAACTGTCTGGGCGAATGGATCGAAAGAGCCACTGTCTTCCTCACGGGAAACACGATAGTCGACGGCTTACAACGGCTCGGCGTCCAGCGGCAGCAGAATGGACAGCCTCCTGAACAGACCGTGCTCATAACGCTCCACCGGCGAGAAAACTGGCCGCACATGGCCCGTCTGGCAGCCTCGCTGCGAAAGCTGGCCAAACAACACCCGGCGACTCGTTTCGTCTGGCCCGTCCACTCTAATCCGGAGATCGGCGACGCCGCGCAAATGTACTGTCACGGCAGGCCCAACGTCCTGCTCAAAGGACCGTTGCCCCACAACGTCTTTCTGACCTGCCTCTCGGCGGCATCATTGGTGATTACTGATTCCGGGGGCGTGCAGGAAGAGGCGGCAGTGTTGGGAGTGCCTACGCTACTGGTCCGGCAGGTAACAGAGCGGCCCGAATCGGTCGATTACGGAGTGACGTTGCTGACCGGGCAAGCTTTCTACGATCAGGCCCATCGGCTTTTGGGCGACGCCAAGGCACTCGCCGCCATGAACCGTCCTTGCGACTGTTTCGGCGACGGCCGCGCGGCAGACCGGATTGCCGACATCCTTACCACCGGCAGCACGCCGTTGGGCGAATGGGAGGGGCCGAAGAAGGAGCCGTCGTGTTAGAGTTTCTCACCCGCACTCAAATACAGGCCCTCGCCGACCCGTACTATGCGGGCCGCTGGGAGTACATGCGGGTGGCAGCCGGACTGTGCCGGCAGATTCCCGGTTGGGGAGAGTGGCAGCCCAGCGACGTGCTGGAGATCGGCCCCTACCGGCTGCCGCTGGTGCCGGGGTGCGACACGCTGGACAACTGCGACCACGGCATCCCGATTGCCTACCGGCACGACGCCCGCCAGGCGCCGTGGCCGATCGCTGACGGCCGTTACCGGTTGCTCGTCAGCCTCCAGGTCTGGGAACATTTTGACGGTTATCAGCCAGAGGCGTTCGCCGAAGCCCGTCGCGTGGCCGATTGGGCGGTGCTGAGCGTCCCTTATCTCTGGCCGGCCTCGCACGGCGACCACGGTGCAATCTCACTGGACACGCTGGCCTTGTGGACGGGTCTGGAGCCGGAGTGCTACGCCCTGGTCTCCGGCGCGGGCGGACTGGACCGGATCGTCCTCCGCTACTGCTTCCGAGACGACGAAGACCCCGGACGGCCGAAAGGAGGCCCGTAAGATGTACGCCGACCGCAAGCGACGGATAGCGCTGTTCCGCGTTCCCAAGGTCGCCGGACACTCGCTGGCCGCAGTTCTGAGGCCGCTGGGGTTCATTCGCCACATGGGCTCGCATCCCCGTCGCTGGTCGGCCGAGGAATTGCTGGGCGAGTCGTTGGTCAGTCGCATTGTCCGCCTGTCGCCCGAGATTGCCGCCTATCGCAAGGCCGGCTTCGTCCGCCACCCTGAAGAACGCCTGGCGTCCGCCTGGCGCTACATCAGCCTCCGCTGCCGGGCAATCCCCGAGAGCCGCCTCGGTTTCGACGAGTTCGTCGAGCGCGTGATCACCGCCGACCGACCGATCCACCACGGCACCCTCTGGCACGCCGGCATTTCGCAGGTCACGCTCCTCTGCGACCGCGGCGAGCTGGCGGTCGATTTCCTGGGCAGGTACGAGTCGCTCGCCGAGGATTTCGATCGCTTCTGCCGGTGGGCCTGCGTTTCTCCGACACCTTCGCTGCCGGTGATCAACTCCAGCGGCCCGCCGATCGACTATCGCACCTGGTACGCGCCCGAGTTGCGCCGGCGGGTGCAGGAATACTTCCACGATGATTACCAGACCTTTGGATACCAGTGACCGATGCTCCCCGATCTGACCGTACTGCTGTTCGTTGACGCCGAGAAGCCGCTCACCATTGACCACCGCTGGTTTGCCGCCGTGCGGGAGCTGAACCCCTCGGTCCACGACCGCCTCCAGGTCCTGGTGATGAGCCAGCGTCAGTCGAGCTACTCGATCCGCCGGCTCGCCCGCCAGCAGCCCTTCGAGGTGGAGGTGGTCGATTGCGACCTGGACCGCGACAGCACGGGCTATCCCGTCTGGGAGGTCGTTCGCCCGGTCCGCGAGGTGTGGCCGAAGATCCGCGGCCGCTACGTCTCGTTCAACCACATCGAGTACATCCACGGGCCCGACCGGCTGGCCAACGCCTGCGACTGGCTGGCGGCAAACGAGCCCATGATCGCCCTGGGCAATCTGCGGCGGATCGTGGCCCACACCTTCGATTGGCGGAAGCGGATTCGCGACGTGCACGACCCCTTGAACGACTGTTTCGCGCGGCTGGTGGACGACTATTACTTCGCCTTTCTCCGCGACCATTGGGACCTTTTTGGCCAGGTGCCCTGGATCTACTGGCACCCCGAGCCGAAGCCGACCGACACGCACTGGTTCGAGGACGTGTTCTTCGCCGAGCGGGGCTGGCTGGAGGCCCTGAGATTCTTCGAGCACGGCGGCCGGCTGCCGTTCCAGGACATTTATGATCTCGTGGGCCCGGTCGTCAACAAGCTCAGCCGGCACGGCCTGGCCCCGCTGGTCGCCAGGATGCCGCGGAGCGTGCACGAAGCCTGCCACGTCCTCCACGATCGGCTGTGGGGTAGTTACACGCCGGCCATGTGGCAGTGGTTCCAGCGGCACGCCGAGGAATTTGAGGGAACGGCCCTTCTGCGCCGCGACCTGTGGGAGCTGGTCCTCCAGCCCGACGGCTGCGGCGACGAGCGCCCGGGCCAGGCCATCGACCGCTTCCGCCGCGCCCCGGGCGGCACCGTCACCCGCTGGCTGGCCGATTTTTCCGGCTGGCTCCAGAACGGAGGGGCCGAGGAGGTCGAGCGCTACTACGAGTCCAGGGAGCAGGAGGCCGTGGCGTGACCCGCATCGACACCACCCAGGCCATGATCCTCTCGCGGATTGTGGCCCGCCTGCGCGACGTGCTGGAGCTGCCCGAACACCGGTGCTACGAGACGCTGGAGCCGCTGGTCGATCCGCCGATTCCCAAAGGCGGCGACTATTTTCTGACGGTCTCGCCGGGCGACGGCCGCTTCGACGAGGGGATGCAGGTCGGCGGCGGGGCGGCGCAGCTTATGGAAATGTCGAGCGTTACGGTTACAGCCTACGCCCGCATCGCACTCGATCCGGCCGACCGGGCGACACAGATCCTCCAGAAGGTCAACCGCGGCATGTTGCCGCTGAAACAGGCGATTCTGGTGGCATTGGTGGGGCACGACCTGGCAGACGAAGAAGACAACACCCTCTTGCGCGCCCAGCTCTACGCCGTTCAGGCGTGGCGGCCCCGATACATGCCCGACTCGAAAATCGCCATGATTGCCGTCGGATTCGGGACGGATTTTGACTGGGATCTTTCGATCGAATGACGGAGTGGCCCGCCTATGCCCATCACCTATGCCGGCCGACCGTTGCTCCTGGAGGACCCGCAGTACCGACTTTCACGCTGGTTAGATCGGACCTTGCCCCTGTCGGACCTGCGGCTTTTCGGCAACGGTCCGGTGGCCTATCAGGACGGCCGATGGGTGCCGCGCGGTTCAGACCGGTATCGCGTGGGGCTGCCTACCGCAAACTGGTCGATGCCGCAATCGCTCCGCATCAATACCCTGTGGTGGCCCACGGGGGCAAGTCGTTTTGCCGTCGGACTCTTCCTGTGCGGGCAGGTGTCGCTCGACTTGATCCTAGGAAGTCTCAAGACCGACGGGACCGACGGGGCCGCCCTCTTGGTCATCAGCGAGGTCGAAACCGGCGGCCAGACGGTTCAGACCATGATGCACTGCTTGCCCCCGCGGCCTTTGGACAGTCCAGGCGACTATGGCGGCGAGCGGTTACACCTGCTGCCATTGGTGGATGAACGCTACTTCTGGCAGTTTCGCAGTGCCGGCGACCTGTTGTTCGACGAAGACGACGGCTACTCGTGGGACGAGTTGCTTGACCATTTGGCCAGCCAGTTGACCGACAACTACTCGATCGAGGCGGTGACCGGCTACTATCTGGCGCCGGACCCTACGGAATTCTCCCGGCCGCACGAGAACGCCGCGGTTTTGATGGACGCCGCCGCCTGGTGTGTGGGCCAGCGGGTGACGCGGGACCTCGAAGGTCGCCTCTGGTCCACCGGTCCGGCAACCAGCCTCTATCAGCTAGGGGCAAACTTCGGCAGTCCGGCCGCTGCCGACCCGCTCTATGAGCGTTCCCGGTGGCCGAGCGCCGTCCGCGTGGTCTTCCCCCGCTACGAGCCCTGGGACGAAGGCGCCTCGCCCACGGGCGTCACTCGTACTACGCACGCCTGCGACGCCGGCGAGGTGTTCGCAGTGGAGGTTTCAGGCGACGCCTACATCTCCGCCCCGAGCCCGTCGGTCGACCGCGTAAAGACCTTCTACGACACGATGCCCGCCCAGTTCGACGCCGGCGCATCGCCGTCGCCGGCCGAGACCGCCGACGATCCGCTCAACCTCACGATGCTGGAGGACCTCGCGCAGCAGATCGCCCAGAACTACTATGCCTGGCTGGACGTGGAGACCTACGACCTCTCTTGTCCGGGCGTCAAGGCGTGGGTGCCGACCGGCTACGACGACGCCGTTTCCTGGCACTGCGGGCGGCTCCATCCCCGCGGCTCAGAGGACCCCAACGGCGAAGATTTTGGGACTGAGGGCGGCGCCCCGTACGCCTTCTACACCCGCGTGGCCTCGCTGCCGGCCGATTGGGGCTACTCGGAACTGCTGCACTTCGACCCCTGGGAACCGAGCTACAGTTCCAGCAGCATTGAAAGCAGCGCCAGCGAATCCTCATCGTCAAGCGCCGCGCCGACAACGACCATCTGGTGGGGCACGTTGAACGAAAACATGTCGGCCGGCGGGACGGCCTCTGTCTCGATCTGGGACAGTGATCCACCCAACGCCTTGGCGGACACGGGCGATGACGTAGACGCGGACGACATGATCTTGCCGGCCGGCGCTACGGCGGCCTCCGGCATGTGGGTGTTGATTCAGCGAATCAGCGGCCGCTGGTGGGTAACGCTGTACGTCAACCACATCGAGGTGATGACAGACTACCAGGTGGACACGGTCAACCTGACGCTCCAGATGAAGACGCGCGACATCTTGGCCCCCAGCGGCGCAGAGTCGGGTTGGACGGATATACATACGGGTACGGCGTGTCCCTGATGGGAAACATCCAGTTTTATAACAACCATATCCTTTGGGTCGGCAACCAAATCGCCATGGCCCCGGCATGTTGTAATGCACTGGGGCAGGATTGCTCTTATTGCAGTTGTGGATTCCCGAATTCTCTTCGGGTGGACATAAGCGGTGTGGCAAACGGGAATTCAAGCGATCCCTACGACAACTGCACAGAGTGCGATCCGAACGCCAACGATAGCTTCATTCTCGACGACCCGACCGGCTTCGGCGGATGCGGCCTCAAGTACACCTTTCCTACGCCGTGGTGTGACGAAGGACTATACTACGGACCGATCCTTGCCTTGCAAGCCCGCATCATAACCGGAAACGTGTTGATAGTCGAGTTTATTACAATCCAACAACCTGTTTTTCAGTGGTCCAACGACTATGATGATCCTCCTGACTGCATGAGTTGGGAAGATGAAGCAGTCTCTCCTGCGGGCGCGGAATACTGCGACAATTCTGCATCAACCTGTTTGATCACGGCGCTTTCGTGATAGATTGCAAACTTCAGCGGCTTTCTGACGGGCGATGGTGGTGTCCTCGCTGCGACCCAAGCCGTATCCGGCTTCTGACAAAAAAGGCTCGGCGAAACTGCCAGGCCCCGCGGCCGCATCGCACTGCCGAACAGATTGCCCGGCTGCTGGAGGTCTGCCGCCAGTGCGAGGACTACCGAGACGATAGCTGCGCGGTCTACGACGGCTGCGCCCGGCAAAGGCGGTTTCGCCGAATGCTCGAAGACCCCGACTTGAAATGCCCTGAGTGGAGTGCTGTTCTCGCCGAATGATGCCGATCCAAGACTTCTTCGAGCGGGTCTACGTCATCAACCTCCGGAGGCGGCCGGACCGGTTGCGGGCCTTCTTCTCTCGCCTCAACTGCTGCGACTGGCCATTTTACGGTCCCGAAGTCTACCCGGCCGTCGAAGGCGACAAGGTAGGCGTCCCGCCGGAATTCACGCAGGGCGGGGGGGCCTTCGGTTGTCGGGAATCGCATCTGCGGATACTCCAGGACTGCCTTATGGAAAACGTCTCCAGCGTCCTGGTCTTGGAAGACGATGCCGATTTGCCCCTGGATTTCGGCGCGCGGGTCCGCGCGTTTCTTCCACAGGTGCCAGAAGACTGGCAGGGAATCATGCTGGGCGGCCAGCACCACGCCCCGCAGATTCCCGTTTCGGACGGCGTTGTTCGGGTGCGTTACGCCCAACGGACACATGCCTACGCCGCCCGAAAGCCCTATATGCGGGCCCTCCAGCGGCGTTGGGGCTGTGCGACGGTCCACATCGACTGGCGAATGCGCGACTGGCAGCACCTCCAGACGGTCTACGCTCCGGACCCGTGGTTGATCGGTCAGGCCGGCGGCCGGTCGGATATCCGCGGCGATGAAAAGCCCGCCGAGTGGTGGACCGGTTCCGGACACGAAACAGCCGGTCCGGTGGCGGTGGCCTTCGTGTCGCGCGACGCGCTGGAGACGATGCGGGTTGCGGGCTTTCATCCGGGAATGTCGTGCAACGATGCCGACGGCATTGACGCCGGCCTGGCAAAGTGCTTCAGCACCAAGAAACGCAGCCCGATCATCAGGAGTCTGCGGCATTGGCTGGAGATGATCCAGGCCGAATGTGTAGGCGGACTGCTGCCCACCGTCTGGCACCCGCGGGCCACCGCCGAGCTGGTCTCGCAGGCATGGGACGGACCGGTTTACGAGGTCCGCGGCGAGACGGCCGACGAGGCGATGGCCTCGCTGCCGGCCGATGTCCGGGAACGGATGCAGGCCCGGGTGTCGCTGCGAGCCAGCCCGGTCGTGTTCTTGCGGTGCCCGCGGCCGATGGTCGAGGAGCTGCACGCCGCCGGATTCCACCCCGGCTATTGGCGAGACAGGGCAACGGGCATCGACAACGGCCTCCAGCAGCTGTTCGGCGGGCCAGAGGCCGACCGCCCGGACCGGCTCCGCAAGTGGTGCGACTACCTCTTACGAGAGGCCGACCGCGACGGCATGGTTGTGGTGGCCCGCCACCCGGACCTGACCGCCGAAATGGTCCGCGGGGCCACGAATCGGGATGTGATCGAGATCGAGGCACAGAACGTCGGGCAGCTAAAAGCTGCCTTTTTCGAGGCCCACCGATGACCGAGGGCGACGGCGTGCTTTTCGTCTCTCTTGGCAGTAGCCGCCGGCAGTGGCTGTTCAACGCCATTGCCAGCGTCCAGCGCCACTGCCCCGGGCTGCCCGTACACGTAGTCTGCGACGTGCCGGTCGATGTGCCGTTCACGTGGGTCCGCTGCCCCCCCCGACCACGGCATGGCAGCCGATACTACAAGACGCAGATGCACCGGCTGAGCCCTTTCGCGGGGCTCACGCTCTATCTCGACGACGACACGGTGGTTCACAAGCCGCTGCCGCCGCTGGCCGAAATGCTCGGCGGCTGCGACCTGGCCATGGCCCAGGAGCACCAGTGCCGCACCACAGGGCACCTCTGCCGGCCGGACAACCGTTGGAACGGCTGGACGCTGGCCGTCGAGCGGGACGCCACCGCGGCCGTTTGCCGGCCGGACTTTCCGCACTACAACGACGGGGTAGTGGTCTTCGATCGCTCGCCCGCAGCAACGGCCCTCCTGGACCGCTGGCACGCCGAATGGCTGCGATTCGAGCACGTGGACCAACTGGCCATGTGCCGGGCGATGGTGGCTTCCAGGGCGCGGGTCAACCGCCTGGACGCCCGGCAGTACAACTGCCGTACCGATTGGTTTGACCGCCATAAGGCGTCACCCTCGATCTTTCATTTCTCGCGCAAAGAACACGAAAAGTGGTATCACCCCCATCTGGCCCCGATGGCCAATCCCCACGCCGCCTATCGGGCCTTTTGCCGCGCCGTGAGCAAGGGCATTTGTGTCCGCGGTCAGTATGAGGCTGTCGGCAAGCTCGTGTGTCTGAAGCGGTCCTGCAATATGCTGGTGTGGGGCTGCGGGGCCGACAGCGACTTGTGGCGGGTGCTCAATGCCGGTGGCCGGACGCTCTTCATTGAGAACGATCCCCGCTGGGCAGCCAAGAGCCGGGCGCACGGCTGCGAGGTGCTGGATTACTCCTACCCCTCCGTCAAAGGCGAACCGGTGCCTGACATCCCGCTGCCCGGGCCCGTGGGCGAGACGGCCTGGGACCTGGTTCTAATCGACGGCCCGCCCGGCTCGAAGCCCCAGCAGCCGGGCCGCGAGCTGCCCATCCGCTGGACAAGTCGCCTCATAGACAAGACGGGTCAGCGGCCCATCATCGCCCTGCACGATCATGAGCGGCCTTGGGAGCGGCACTGTGCCGACCGCTATCTAGGGCGGCCGGACTGGATCGTCGGCGGCCGTGGCGAAATGGCCTTCTGGAATCTCACCCCGGCCGCTTTAGACGCTATCCTGCGGTAGGGTGGTCGCGGGCGCACTCTTGCTATCCTCGTTGGTGGATTGCCCTACCGCTGTGCTTTCGGTCTCACCGAATTCTGCCATCCGCGGCTGTCGCTTCTAGCTTCCCAAGCTGGACGTCGCGGGTTCGAATCCCGTCTCCCGCTCTGGAAAACGGCACACGGCAGGTGCCCGGTGTCGGCAACGCCCGGGAGGCCCCGTGCTCGGAGCCTATCACCACCTGCCTCTTGGATTGACAAAAGCCTAGGCGATCGAATAGAATAAGGGCATGAAAGTGCTGGAGCCCAAAGAACGGTATTACTCCGTCCGTGAAGTCGCCAGCTTGTTGGGGGTGTCCCGCGGGCGCGTACATCAGTTCGTCTGCGAAGG